GGACCAGCAGGACCTTGTGCACCATTAGTTCCATTAGTACCGGTAGGCCCAGTAGGACCTATTGCACCATTAGTTCCATTTGCGCCAGTAGGACCAGTAGGACCAGCAGGACCTTGCACACCATTTGTGCCATTCTCTCCAGTAGGACCAGTGGGACCAGCAGGACCTTGTGCACCATTTGCACCATTTGCACCGGTAGGACCAGTAGGACCTGTAGGACCAATGGGACCGCCAGCAGGACCAGTTTCACCAGTAGGACCTCTAGGACCCACAAAACTACCAGAAGCCCCCCTTACAATTTCGTATGTTACGGGATCATACAGTAAAGGAATAGTTTTTGTTAAATCCTGGCGTATCGGTGCAACGTAAAATGATCCAGTTACTCCAACATTACCATTAAGAGTAGACCCACTTGCATTTAAAATGATCGTATTATTAGCTTGTGAACTAAAACCTGCTAAATTTCCAATAGCTATTGAATTTCCTCCTTGACTGATAGACCCAGCTTCAGTACCTATTGCTATTGAATTTGATTGTTGACTACTTTGACCAGCAAGTTCACCTATTGCTATTGAATTTGATTGTTGAGTAAGTTGACCAGCAAATTTACCTATTGCTATTGACTTATTTCCTTGAGTATCATAACCAGCAAGTTCACCTATTGCTATAGAATTTAGTTGTTGAGTAATTTGACCAGCTTGTGAGCCTATTGCTATACCTGCTCCTTTTTGACCAGTTTGTCCTGCATTTAATCCAATGGCTACTGAAGCATTTCCTTGACTTGTGTCTCCAGCATTAAGTCCAATAGCTATTGATCTTTCTCCTTGATTGGACCTTCCAGCAGCATCTCCAATAGCAATGGAATAAGTTCCCTGGATAGTTGTACCTGCTATACGACCAATAGCAATTGCACTATCTCTTTGAAGAAGTTGACCAGCATAAGGCCCAATAGCTACTGAAGCGATTCCTTGAGTAGCCTGACCTGCATTATTTCCTATTGCAATACCATCTAATTTCTGTCCGGTTTGTCCTGCTTGAGTTCCAATGGCTACTGACGATTCTGCTTGACTCGTTTGCCCAGCAGAATTTCCAACAGCTACTGCAGAGGTTCCTTGACTAGTTTCTCCAGCAGAATTTCCAACAGCTACTGAACGGTATCCTTGACCAGTATTACCAGCAGAATTTCCAACAGCTACTGAACGGGATCCTTGATTGGTTCGTCCAGTATTATTTCCAATAGCTACCGATTGCGTCTGTTGAGTAGTTTGAGCAGCATTATTTCCAATGGCTACCGATTGTGTTGCCTGGGAAATTTGTCCAGCATAACTTCCAATAGCTAGTGAATAATTTTCTTGAGATGTTTCTCCAGCACTAAGTCCAATGGCTACTGAAACACTTCCTTGACCTGTTGTTCCAGCACTGACTCCAATAGCTACTGAAGAACCTCCTTGAGCGGTTGCTCCAGCATAATTTCCAATAGCTACTGAACTGCTTCCTTGACCAGTTACTCCAGCATAACGTCCAATGGCCACTGAAGCACTTCCTTGATTAATTTGTCCAGCATCAACTCCGATTGCAACTGCAGAGTTTCCTTGACCTGTTTCACCAGCATATTGCCCAATAGATATTGAAACGTTTCCTTGATACATAGAACCAGCTCTCGTTCCAATTGCTACTGAATTGGTTCCTTGACCAGTCGATCCAGAAGAAAAACCGATTGCAACTGATTGAAATCGCTGACTAGTTTGTCCAGCACCAATTCCGATTGCAACTGCAGAGGTTCCTTGACTATTATTGCCAGCACTTTTCCCAATAGCTACGGAATCAACTGCTTGTCCAGTCTCACCAGCACCAGCTCCAATTGCTACTGGATTAATATTAAATGATGCACCAAGTCCAGTTTGAGAGTATGTAATCTCCTTGGTAGTCGTATTATACATTAAAGAATATGTCCCTCCAGCATTGCGAATAGGATCAACATAGAATGACCCAGTTTGACCTGATACTCCATTCAAATCAGTTGTGCCTGCATTTAAAATTATAGTATTACTAGGCTGGCCAGTTTGTCCAGCACCGGCTCCTAATGCAATTGATTGTTGTCCCTGATTAAACTGTCCTGCTCCAGTTCCAAGAGCAACAGAACTTAAGCCTTGATTCTCCTGGGCAGCATAAAATCCCAAAGCTACACTCGCTTGATTTTGATTTTTCTGTCCTGCCAGCAGACCAATTGCTACAGAATACTCTTTTTGACCAGTAGATCCAGCTCCTCCACCAATTGAAACTGTTGATTTATTCCCGCCTGCACTTTTTCCAACAGATATAGGAGTTTCGATATCAGCATAAGACTGAGAAGTAATAGGAAGATCCCTCCATCTAGTTGTTCCATCACCAATCTTAAGCACACCAGTATCTGTGGCAAATCCTGGTTCACCTTGGCCTAATATGCTATTCACAGTATACCAACCATTAGCACCAGTCTCGGTTCCTCTTCTAAGTAATATTTTTACTGATTCAGCCATATTATTATACTTCCTCTTAGGTTTTAGGTAAACAACAATTTACCTGAACAGTTCCAACGTTAGGTATATAAGTTACTTGCGGACCTTTCTTAACAGATGGACTTATTCCAATACCAAGATTAGCTCTGTATTTAGGAAATGCCTGGACATTACTGGGAAGTCTTGGACTCTGGCACGCTGCTGGCTGCGGTTTGTGCATTGTAATATGCTTCGTAAGAAAGTGTAGAAGGAGCAGGCTGTTTCTTAATCACTGGGTCGACATACTTATTAAACAACTTTTGACCAACAATAACCGACGCCTGGTCTTCGGTCAATTCGCCTTTCTCCATCTTACGTTTAAGCTGAAGCATTTCAAAAAATGTCTGATCAAGTTTTCCATTCATATGCATATTAAACACAGTAGGAAACTCGTCAAACAACTTCTTATTGTCATTTTTTATCTTATCAGCCCAAAGAGCCGGATTGGTCTCTTTGAGACTGCGATATTTACGGAAAGATTCGTCCATGTCGCGAACCATCGCCTGAATCTGGATTGCACTCAAGCTTGTCATTTGTCTTATTTCTCAGTGATACATTAAGATGGTTAATTCAGCGCCAATGTCCATTCACAGTAGTGGACAACTTATAGCAACAGGAAATCCAACTGAAATCAAGGGTGTTGCATCAAATGTAGCAGGTGGTCTTCTTAATGCTGCAGCTGCAAAGACCGCAGGTTCAATAGCCGAGCAAGCAGCACAAGCAAAGGCAGCAGGTGTCAGCATGAAAGGTGGCGGGACAATTATCAATGTCCCCCCAGCTGCCGAAGGCGGTAGTGTTCCTGGAGTATCATTTGCAGCAAATCACGCAACATTAATAGGAGCCGCCAATCAACTCAAAGCAGGGGCTGTTTACGACGGACTAATCGGAACACAACCTTACAAAGTTGGTGGTAGACGCCATACACGAAAACATAGACGTAAAACAAAGCATGGCAGATCCAACAAGTCTAGGACTCATAGGAGGAGTCGCATCAAGCATCTTCATCGTTCTAGGAGGGCTAGCCGTCGCCACCGTAAAAGATAGCGTAACAGGAGACTATTCATATAAATACTTTACATACGGATACGGTCTCTTTTTTTGGCTAGTTTTCATAACAGCTATTTCGGTTGGTCTTCTAGTCTACGTAAAAATACTTTCAGATTACTTTCAACAGTTACCAAAACAATCAACTTCTGCCACAGTATCGTGAGATATCAAAGTAAAAATCAGCTCCCTCATCACGACACACAATCTTCTTGTTCTTCCTGGAATATAACAGGTTGAAATCTGTTTCGTTGTTATACAAATAGATTTCAACATCTAACTTCATAAATCGTTCTGCCTTTGTTTTGAAAAAAGTATGCAAATCTTCAACAACTAGGTCTGGAACTGGTTGGTGAGTTCGTTTACGGATTCGTTCTAATGCTGTTGGTAATGTCGTATAAACTATTGCAATAACTATCCTATATTTCTTACCACGCATTCTCATCAATAAGTCATTAACTACCTGGTTTCCTCCACACGTAGCTGTATAGTAAAAACTACGACCCTCATCTATTGTTTTCTTAACCAAATCAAGAGCTGCAATAGAACGCTCATCGTGAGTTTTTTGTTTTTGTTCATCTGGATCAATACCAATCAATTCTTTTTCACGAATACCAGCATTCTCAAGCATCTTGTTTATATTTGATGTCTTACCAACTCCAGATGGTCCACAAATCAGAAGTCCAATCATCCCTTTACTTTAGGTAGTGAATTTTCAAGAAGTGCTTTCAATTCTATAACAAACTGTAGACAGTCTGGATGTGTCGTAATTCCTGTCAAAATAATTTTACCCGTTCGGAATATCTTTGCAGTCCACTTAGATGGCATAAATTGAATCTTGACGCCTGGATATACATCAGGATTATATGATGATACAATACCATCCTGGTGACGAACAGAGTTGTATAGCGCTTCACGAGCAACAGTTGTCTTAGGCATAAGCTCAGACGTATAATTCATCAACACAACACGACGCTGAATAACTTCCCACATCTCTGGAGGATCAGTGATGCAATCACGGCAGCCACTCCAAATAGCTCCAAGCAACTTATCAATGCAAGACTTATCATAACTATCATGCAGAATACCAGTCAGGTGAAATACACCATTCTGGAATATCTTAATCGTAATCTCTTTCATCGGCACAGTTCCATCCCCATTATTCATCATCACAATCGTGATAGAATTATGTCCAAATCCAGTCGTGCTTGCCTTCTCATTCTTCTTAGAACGCCGACGAATCTTATCACGAGAACTCTCTCCTCTGCGTAGAACACCACGCTTCTCAATCTTAATGATGTCTTCGGTAATAGGAAGACGGTTCAATAGCTCATCAGTCTTTAGCTTTAGGTTCAGCTTGTAAAGCACAACCATCGTTGATAATTTCGGAGCCTCCATTTTCTAATCGTCTAACATGCAGAGTATCGATTTCGTTTTTCCACGAATAAGGAACACTGTCCAAATGAAAAGTAATCATATGAACCTCAAACTTACGAATACAATTACGGATTCTAGCCTCATGCTTCGGATCCAACATCCAACCAACATCCAGGTAACCAAAAAAAAGTTTACATATTTTGTGGTGTTGGTAAATATTATCACATTCGTCAGCCAATCTTTCAATTGGTATTTTCGACATGTCGATATCACACTGTAATCTAAGTTCTTCGAAATCTTTTAGATATAAATACAACTGTAGCATTTAGTATAAGATTCTAGTTAACACCTAAGTGCCTACTTCTTGGACAAGCCAATAAATGTGGCAGTAACGCCAATAATAAGGCTAGTAAATCCGGCACAGTAAAATATGGGGTTTCCGGTCATGATTGCAATAACACCCATGCAAACTCCAACCTGAGTTGAAAAGCATGCAATATATTGAACCTGACTAGTCATTTGTTACCATAATTCACCTAACAGTGAAAAATTCCATTTTCATGGTATTACTTGCAGCATGCAGAGCGGATGCTCGCACAAATGATGCTCACGACCATAAACAGGACAAACCCCATAAAGATGGGCTTGTAGAAGTCATTGTCGGTATAGCAGTTTGCCACTGTCCGGTCCCGGGAGTATATTACCATACAGCTGCCTGGGCCGTCGTATGGTGATCGTTGAAAGAACGCAGTTGCGAACTTTTCGACGACATTGTCGGGGTACTGGCTCACAAGCTGCTCTTCGGAGAAGCTCATGGTAGTTTGTTACACATATTTGCTTAAATTATTAATAATCCATTTTTATATGCCCTTGATATGTTGTATAGGTTGATTAATCCTTTTCTGAGCAGGAGCAGGAGGTTGGACACCATTTGTTCCCATGTAAGGATAAGGTATTCTAGATTTTACATTCCCCCAACTACGATGAGGAATAGAATTCTTTACTAAAACAGTTGCACTTCCAACCTTAGCAGCACGTTCACCAAGTTGATTTCCTCCACCAACCTGAGCCCCCTGGACTCCAGTAAGAATTGAACCATGGACCACATTAGGACCAGAACCTATAGCATTATTAGGTAGAGCAGAATAAGAGTTATACGGCTGATGACTCTTCGCTTGTCCCTTTATGTCACCAGAAGTATTGGTAGTAGTGCAAGTTGTAATAGGATTCTGAACAATCTGCCTGCCCAAGTTATCACCTGGATCTCTTGATTGCGTTCCAATCTTACGGGTCTTGATTTCTGGAATTGTATCAACAAATTGAGATGTAGTCAAAGGATTGAACCTATCAGTGCACACTCCAACGTTCATAGCTGCAATACCAGCACCAATTCTCTGTCGCATATATCCCATGTTCAGTCCAGCAAGTGAACTCCGTTCGACAATTGTTGAGCTCCTTGTTTCTGCATTACCAAACTCAGAAATAACTTGAGATGCCGGAGTAGTAGTCAGACAATTACCCGCCGCGTTTATAACAGTACTTATAATCTGCCCACTCGTAAAAACATCTGCACCAATAGAGGCGGCTCCAAGGCTCAGCGTATATGAAGAAGCATCCTGAACCCTTCCTCCAAATCCAGAACCAGGATAACCTTTTACTGCTGGACTAAAAAGTCTTGGAGCTGGATTATCCTGGGAGTTGTTAATGACGTGGTCAGTGCGACGATTTATATAAGTGTTAGCCAGCTTAGTCCGCCATGTAAATGACGATGCATCAGGTAATCTCATCTGAGTATTCAAAATCTTAGGAGTATTAATCTTCATACGATTCAAATAGTCTGTGTAAGACATTTGTGTTTTCCCAGGATTTTAAATCAGGTCAACATGAGTCAACATGTGGCGACGACAGCAAGTGCGCACTAGACCCAGTTCATCTAGAGCACGACCTTCAGCCGTCTTGGTAGTTGTCTGTGTCAGATATTGCATCTCATCGCCAGCTGGACGACCATCTTTCTTCTTAAGCTCCTCAACCTTCTTCAGGTAAGCTAGCCACTTTCCTGCAAGCACATTATTGCATGAAACACAACGAATAGGGATGATCATTTTTATTGTTTGTTCTATAGCATTGTCTATATCCATTTTCTACGGAAAGGTATAATGAAGAAAGATTTAACAGGAGCTATTGTCCTTATAGCAGTTTTTGCAGGAATGCTTGCCATGGGTAGCCAATTTCCCCAGGGTCTTGAAATGCTCTTATTCTTTGGTCGACCACTGTCTACTGCTCTTCTTCTAGGCAGTATAGTCGTCTTATATTGCTGTAATCTTCGTGCTACAGCGCTTGTAGCAGGACTGCTTTCAGTCTATCTGCTAAAAACAATGTGGAGTTCATGGCCTAGGTCTGACAAACGCAGACTTCATCTAGAAGTCGGGCGTGACCAGGCTCGGTTTGATCCTACTACCAGCATCGATCTTCAATTTGCTAATGGCACTGTTGTTCATAATCTTCCTCATCTCCTTGTTCAACCCGAATTTCCCGAACTTCTAGTATTTCCTCCTTCAGCCGAAGTTCAACGTCAAATGAACGGAGAGTAAAGTTAAAAATAATCATGATAGAGGTATGCATCACAAACTAAATAAAATAATACCCAAAATATCTTATTTGAATCATTTAACCAATTTTCACTTAGAACTAAATGTAAAACTGTGAAAATTGCTAACAATATAAGAAGCGCAGTTGCAAGCTGAATGCTATGAAATGCATAGAATAGACATATGGGGTATAGAATAAACAAATGATAATTATATGAAATTGAAAAAATCGTATCAAAGAATGCCATTTATTTATATAATAGTTTTTACCATATGACAGAAAGTTCCATGGTTGACCAATATTCCGAAATACCGTTTGGGAGACGGCGATGAATAATAAATGGCAACTTCTGCTCAAGAATTTCCTTCTTTGCAAGATTTACTGGAAAGTCTGGTGCTGATGCAATCAAACCTTCCAAACTTACCAGGGGCTTAGCTCCCTCTGCTAGTTGCTGCGCACGCGTTCCTAGCAAAGCAGTATATTCATATTTAGAATAGTATGGTAACGTAACACGCTTACCTTTCTGTGACTCCTCAACTGACTGGCGAGTCACAGATAGAACTTCAGGATGCAGAAGCTTTGATGATTCACGAAGCTGCTCCATCTTTATATTATAATGAAATGAGTATGTAAGTTTCCATTTTCAATCAGGAAGTAATGTTCCAGATTTATACTTTCCATAAGCTTCAATAGGCATTCCGAAAGCCATAAAACCAAAAATCACAGCAAATACTATGGCAGTAGTTTTACCAGTTTGTGAAGAAGCATTATATGCATAATATATACATCCAATAAAAATAGCAAGACATATTAACCATGCCATGAATGCTTGGCTGTGACTACCACCACGCATTTACTTATAATAAACAATTTATAACAAATGGTCGAATTACTGGAAAGCTCTTACACAGCACGAGCATTCTGCTTCCATGTAGTATCGCAATTTGCACACTGATACATCCAAACCATGTCCTTAGCGTCCAACTTGACTCCAACTACATCAGGCTTCTTACCATGCTTTGAAGGGCAATCCTTAGTCGGACATACAATCTCCGTAAACCTGGGAAGGGTCGGGTCAAACTTCAGGTATGGATTCAACGCAAGACGATCGGACTTGTCTTCACGCAGAATATGCTCGTATACTACTGGGTTATCTCGGGTCAGGGACTCCGTATATTCACACTTGCGACATGATAGAACCGCAAACTTAACTCCCTCCTCATTAGTGGACTCATCAATCGCATAAAGCATGTTGCGACATACAGGGCAGAACTTCATCTTTTCTATTTATCTGTTATCTTTATGTAGATTCGTTTTCTTTCTAAAGCTTATCCGACATACATTGAACTGTTGTCAATCCAGAATGAATATTCAATCGTCCACCCAAAACTCCTTTAATGATTCTCGTATACGAACACACAACAACCTTTAAGGCATCAGGAAGTGTCAGACCTTCTTTCACTATCAAACGACTCACAGACAGCAAAAAGGCACCCAGGAATACAGCTAACAATATAAGAGCAAGTCTATGCATTTATATTGGTAAGCGAAAAAGGGAGAGCCCCCTAGTCCAAACCATCTCGAGTGAACGGAGAGTTAAGGATGTCACAGGGATCTCTCGGGCAGGTGCGGGGAACATACGGTTCTCTCACGAACCAGGTTCTGACCCAGGCAGAGATTGCGCTGAAGCAGGACATGGTGGTAATGAGTGATATTTTACACTTTTGAATTCCATTTTTCATTCGTTAAAAACGGAAACGTGTTCCAAATATATAATAACACCAATACCATGTCTGCTATCAGTCTATTTTCGGGTGCTGGAGGCGATTCGCTTGGGCTTGAACAAGCTGGATTGAATGTAGTAGCATTCTCTGAATTTAATGCTGATGCTGTAAAAACACACCAAACAGCATTTCCGGAATCAGTATGGCTAGGTTCGTCTGTTAAAGGTGACATCACTAAAATTCCAGATGCCGAATTTGAGCCATATCGTGGAAAAATCAAGATAGTCTTTGCGGGATTTCCTTGCCAAGGATTCTCAAATGCTGGTAAAAAAGATGAGAATGATCCACGAAATAAGATGTTTTATCAGTTTCTTCGAGTTGTAAGAATAGTCCAACCAGATTGGGTTATGGGTGAAAATGTTGCTGGACTTCTAACTCGTAAAACAGACGATGGCAATACAAAGGTGATTGACGTTATCAAAGCAGAGTTTGCTGGAATAGGTTATTCATTGTCATCTAAGGTTTATGATGTATCGACGGCAGGTGTATCCCAGACAAGAAAACGTCTATTCATGATTGGAAACAAACTCGGTATACCAATTGAGATGCCAGACTTTGCCATAGGAAAGCAAGGAATTCGCAAATATATTGAAACAACACTTGACGGAGCTATTGAAACAACCCTAAACCCACCACCAGAGTGTGTATTTGATATCCCAGAACTAACTCCTACTGGAACTCCACACCCATACTTGCTTCTCAAGCATCCTAATCTCATCTCATTTGGAAAGCGTGTTTCGGCACATCACTCAGAAGTTTTGGACCTTGATAAACCATGTAAGACTATTATATGTGCTTATACGTTCCAACCACGTCTTTATGTATGCCTTCAAACTCCTACTAAAAAATATATTCGCTGCCTGGTTTCTAAAGAACTCGCGCAAATTCAAGGGTTCCCAAGAGATCATCCATTCATTGGTAATACGAACTCAGTAACCAAGCAAATTGGCAATGCGGTTCCAGCAAAAATTATTGAGTTGCTGACAAAGTCTATTCTAGAGTCCGAAGAAGCGAATTGAATCGCTCTTCTGAAAACTCTGAAGTGAATTGCTTACACGAATACTGATTCGCAAGACGATTGTAGATCTTAAGAAACTTAGTATTTTTTGTTTCTTTGTTCATCTTCTTAATCGTTTCGCGAATACAGTTCCACGCTGCGTTGTCACACTCTTCATATGACTCTTGGCCTAAACCAATATATATCTTCTCGGCCTTTTTTGACTTGTAACTGATTACATATATAACTCCTTCCTCAAACCAGCCGTCGTTCCAATAGAATGTTTCGCTCTTTCCACTTTTTAGGTCAAATCGTACAGACTTAGATCCTTCATAGAGGACAAAGTCAATCTTACTTTGAGACCCATTGAGTTGATACTTATAAAACAAACCATCTTCCGGGGTCTCCGTGTTTTTAATAAACTTAAACCCAAGCTTTTCTGCTTCTATAGCAAAACTGGCTTCCTGAACAGTTGGTGCGTTGCCAAAGCCATCTGCTAAAGACAAATCACCCTGACGATGAAGAAACCTGACCATGCTTGGATGAGTACGACGAAGAAGCGAGGGGTCATCCCTTAGCGTCTTAAGAAGTGTTGTGATCATTTTTTTTGCAGTAGAAGCATGATTGCAGACGAATCCATTTTTATGCTTCGTTAAAAACGGACATCTGTCTAACTAATTGTCTCAACCTCAATTACACGATGGCAGAACGTACGAGTCTACGTGAATTTCTTGCAGCCAACAAGTCTGATAGCGTATTCACGCATACCGGACTCAAGGGTGGGAAGTTCTTTATCAAAGATGAGGACCTTCCTCGCTTTTATGACCTATATACTGAGTCCATCCTGGATGGTGACCATGTTCACCTGGTAGAGAAGAATACTCAAATTGGCTCACTTCGAGTTGACTTTGATTTCATCTACAAGCCCGATGTTACATCACATCAACATACTCGCGAACAAGTCGTGAACTTCTGCAAAGCATATATGGATGCTGTTGCCGAATATTTGCAGCTTCCGCCCAAAGTCGAAATTTATGTCATGGAAAAGCGGAAGCCTACACTCGATGTGAAGGGCAACCGCATGAAATCCGGAATCCATATGGTAGTTCCTGGTGTCTCAACAACTTCTATGGTCGAGCAATCCGTTCGCCGTAATCTGTTGAAGACTGTTGCATCATTCTTCCCTAATCTCCCTCTAACTGAGACCTGGGATAAGGTATACGATGAAGCCGTTGTCAAGCGTTCAGTCAACTGGATGCTTTATGGTTCACGCAAGGGTGATGATAACTCTCGCCCATATGAGACCAAATACATAGTGAACTATGAGAATGGTTCCGTGACAGTAAATACAGCTATCCCTGCTGTTACATCTGCTTTAATTCAGCGCCTCTCTATTCGCCGCCAGGAGGAAGATGAGACACCAATGACTGAGAAAGGTAAGGCAACATATGGAGGCATTCCAGAGGTTCGTATCTCTGGCGGACGAGCAGTTACTCCTGCAAGAGGACGGCCAGCTGCTCGGAGTGAGAAACCAGGATCTCGGGGTTCTTCCCCAGCAGGGAGAATTGTTCGTAATCTAGAACCAGATGAAAAAGAGTATCTCAAAGATCACGTGATGAACTTGAAACTTGAGCGTGCAACTGGTTACGAAGATTGGCTCAAAGTCGGTCTATGTCTTCACAACATTCATCCTGACCTGCTTGACGTATTTCTGGATTTCAGTGCCCAGTATGAAGAAAAGTTCAATGAAGCAGATTGTATCCAGAAGTGGAATGGTATGACCTTTCGCAATGATGGTGACCGTGTAGGTCTTGGAACTTTGCGCTTCTGGTCTCGCACAGATAATCCAGATGGGTATTGCGCAATTGAATCATCTAATGTAGAACGCCTTATTGTAGCTGCATGCTCTGGCACCGAGCATGACGTAGCCGCTCTAATCTTCGCAAAGTTTCGTGATTCTTATAAGTGTTCTGACTTTGGTAAGAACGTCTGGTATCGTTGGTCTGGCCACATCTGGTCAGAGACCGATTCTGGAATTGATCTTCAGCTAAAACTATCCAAAGAGATTGCCCAGGAGTTCTTCAAGCGTGCTAATCGTATGGGCCTTGACCTAGAAGGCAAACAGTGCACAACAGAAGGCAAAGGGGATTGTGGTGTTTGCGAGTATTGTCAGCGTGAAGCTCAACGTATGGGATTCATGAAGATGTATACCAAGCTCAAGACAACCACATTCAAAAACAACGTAATGAAAGAATGCCGTGAACTATTCTTTGATGAGCAATTTACTAAGAAGGTTGATGCAAACAAAGACCTCATTGCATTCAACAACGGAGTTCTAGACATGTCCGATAACAACTTTCTATTCCGCAACGGTCTACCAGAAGATTATATCTCTTTCAGCACTGAGATTGATTATGATGCTGAACGTGAATACCATGATTATTCCGAGTGGCCCGCTATCCAGGCATTCATCAATCAGGTTCTTCCTGACCCAGAAGTTCGCCTATATTTCGTTCGTCATCTATCCACGTGCCTGATTGGAGGCAACAAAGCTCAAAAGTTTCATATTCTGACTGGTTCTGGTTCTAATGGCAAATCTATGTTAATGAATCTGGTTTCCAAAGCCCTCGGCGATTATGCTGCAGTTGTTCCCATCTCACTCTTTACTCAAAAACGTGGTAAGTCCGGAGCAGCAGCTCCAGAAGTTATTCGCCTCAAAGGCAGGCGGTTCGTAACTATGCAAGAACCTGACGAGAAGATTGCTTTGAATACTGGACTGATGAAGGAAATTTCATCATGCGAGAAGATGTATGCCCGTGACCTATTCAAGTCTGGTTGCGAGTTCGAGGTTCAGGCCAAGTTTCATCTAGCATGTAATGAGAAGCCTGAGATTAATACAACAGATGGTGGCACTTGGCGTCGTCTGGTTGTCGTAAACTATACTTCCAAGTTTGTCGACAAACCTTGCGAGCCTCATCACTATCCAATTGATGAGACAATCCAGGCTTCTGTCATATCTCGTGAGTGGGCAACACCATTTCTGAACTTCCTGGTAACGACACTCAAGGAAGGTAATGGATTTCACAAACTACCAACTCCTGGCAAGGTTCTGGAGTATACATCCGAATACAGAAATGATACTGATGGTATTGCAAGGTTTCTATCCGAGAAGACAGAGGATTTCAAGGCAGGTGATGAAGTTCAACCTGTGCTTAAGGCTCAGCTTCAGTCGGTGTTCAAGCAGTGGAAGATACAGAATGAGAATCTGGCATTATCTGTGTCTGACCTAGTCAAGCGAGTCACAGAGAAGTATGGTAAATATCCTGCTGGGGGTTGGACTAATTTCAGGTTATCTGAGTAAATGGAAAGATTTCCTGGAAAAGTAAAAAGAACAATTCGATATAGTCAAATACCTGGAACAAACCAAAGATTACCTATAGATTTTTATGGAATGTTGTCAAATGGAGAATACGAACTTTTACCTGCTTTAGACCGTGTTAACGTTTATCATTCACCTCCAAATCAAATAAGAAATAGAATTATTCATAAATTTTTTCATAATTTTTGTTTTATTATAATTATTGTGTATTCTCCTTCAGAGTTCCATATAAAAGATTTCTTATGTTCTAAATCTCAAGACGGAATAAAAAGAGTAGATGCTCCACCAGGAACAGGAAAGAAATTATTATGTTATTCTTTAAAATGGTTATTAAATGAATATAAAGTATTGCCACACACTGTTAATGTAAATCTGCATGCATTATCAATTGGTCCAGTTAGTTTAGAACAAGACAAATTAATAAATTACTACAAAAAATTAGGATTTATTTCTAGGCAAGATGATCCTAGAAATATGGAAAATACTGCGGATAATATTCTTATAAGTTGTAATCAAGGTGGAAGACGAAAAACTAGACGACGACGACATTAATGTCTGCGAGTCTTACGTCTCCGAGACTTACGGGTCTTACGCCTTCTTCCTATACCATGAAAAATAGAATTTACATCTGAGTTTACACCATCATTAATATTTTTATTACGTCCATATTTCATAGTAATACCTTGATAATCTGTTCCACCAGGCCATCTACCTTCTGGTGGTGAGTTATTAATCTCTTTTTGTATCATAAAATGATCATGTCCACGTAAATAATCCTTTATTCTTCTGGTTACTGATTCATATTTATGAGTATCCCAATTTGCCGCAGTTAAGATTTTTCTAGCTTCTGCAATTAGATCTTCTAATGTTTCTACAATTTCACGATATTTATCTCGCAAAGATTGTGGAGCACCTCCTTTTAAGTGTTCTTTAATATGGCCAATTGCTTTTTCGGCTTCTCTGATTGTCATATTTAATCCTCTCTTTTCTGGATTTTCCGACATTTATCTTCTACTGCGACGAGATTTGCGTCTGCGAGTTCGTCTGCGTCCACCCATAGCAGCAGCTGTGCTAGCAGTAGGTCCAAGGATATTAGCAGAACCAGGAGGAGTTCCAACCATGGCAGCTTGGTCAGAAGGAGAACCAACTGTTGAATTAACTACAGGAGCTGCTGCTTGAGCCATTTTTGCAGGAGGTAACTCTAAGGTCTGGACTGGGGCAGGACCCGACCATGGGCTTCCATCCCACCGAGTAAAAGGAAAAACACCACCACGCATACGACGTCTAGTCTTTCTGGTTTTCTTGTGACGAGCCATTTACTTTATCAGAAGATTTTAACGACGACCAGCAATAGGAATATATTCTTTGATGTATGGAAGTGTAAAGTATACAACAGCACAAGCAATAAGAAGGTTCAGCGTCTGAACAATTGCATCACCAACATTAAACTTTATACTACCAACCTGTATAACTAACTTAGAAACTCCGCCCTCGGCTGATGCAATAGGTGATAACAAGGGTAACACTAAATCACGAGTTATTGCGTTAAAGAAAGTAGTCAATACTGACCCAAGATGTATCGCTAATGCAAAGACAATCACCTGGTTATCAACTCCAGCCATTTAACTCTTTTCACACAAAAGAATAATGGATGTCTCATTTTGGGGACCCTCTGGTTGGCAATTATTACACTTAATAGCTGAAGAAGGCGGACTCTACGCAAAAGGAACTCTTGATATCATGCCTTTTATACTTCCTTGTAAATATTGCCGAGCATCTGCTCAGAAGTATCGTAAGCAAGAACCACCTCATGGAAATCTACAAAGATGGATGTATAATTTTCATAACAAAGTCAATAATAAACTTATTAAGCAACACGCAGAAGACCCCAATTGTATCTTACCAGTGCCTGCTCCACCTTTTGAACAAATCCAGAAACGGTATAGAGCGATTTTGGATAGCAAGCCAACTGAAATACCTGGACGAGATTTCCTTTACAGCATTGCATACAACTTTGACCCAAAAGAACAAAATGTCAAACATCATCAAACTTTTTGGGTAATCTTAAAAGCATCATTTCCATTTCCTGAATTTCGCAAACATATTAGTATCCCTTGGTTCAACTCAAGGTCAGATTATCTAGAATCAGTTCACTCAATGTTCTCAAAGATGAAACCACAAAAATCCTTGCAGTCAATTGCTCAGCAATTAGCTTACTATAAATCAGGATGTAAGCGTAAAACATATAAAGGAAAAACATGTAAAAAGATTGGTGCTAAGTATACCAAGAATAGGGACCGTTTAAGAACTTATCGCTTGACGCACTCCAGGCTTCTGTGATTTTGCTTCGAGCAAACGAATATGTTTCTGGGAGTATACACTCTTGCCTTTAGCTTTCTCCTTCTGATCTTTTTTACTTTCTTTGCGAGTCTTGGGTTGGTCCATTGTTATCTTTAATTAAAATAGTTCAACTAAATCCATTTTAACACGAATTTACTATAAAATCAAATGTCTTGTCCAATTTGTTATGAAGATATGGACATGAAAGAATATCAAGATGAACGTGAAGGAACCGAAACTTCCTTCAAGTTAGAATGTGGCCATGCATTTCACACTAAGTGTATTGTATCTTTTTTAACAAAATCAGAATCCAAATGTCCTTGCTGTAATACCCGCACAACACCTGAAAAGAAACTGGATTACGAAGCTCTGAAACGCAAAAAACTTTCGGAAATTAAAAATTCCGATTCAGTGAAGATTCTTCTTAGCGAACATAACGAAGCAAAGAAGGACCTGAAAGAAGTTTTACGCCAGCTTAGAGAGGAAACTCGTGAATGGGTTGCTAATCGAGCAGTAGAATTAAATGTTTTGAAATATCGTGAATATTTTGTTCAAGCGGTAGCTGACACAAGGTCTGAAGCCAGGCGTGTTGCAAGAGTAATGAGTCCAGGACATCTGGAAGCTTTAAATACTGTTGCAAATGGGGTACACCGTAATTATTGGCACTATGATGCTTTGAATATGTTTCTTTTTGGTAAAAGTAACAGATATACAACATATAGACTTTCAAATCCTCGTATTTACGTTGATTATAATCATATGAGTAAGAAGAAATGAACTGGCTAATTCCTATTGTAATGGGAACAACTGCAGTTGTATATATTAATTCATTCAACTATATTATGAAATTATATGCTGATTCTGAGTATACATTAACATGGGAAGAACTGGTTGAAAAAATGGTGTTTACAAACACCGTTAGCCAGTAAAGGCGTTAATTGCCAGGCACAGCTCCTCATTGGCAAGCTCAAGCTCCTCCATGGCAGTGCAAAGCAGCGCCATTTTGAGCTCTAAGTCGGCCGTAGAAGCCTCTAGCTGAGCAATCGTGCAGGTTGCATGCCGTATCATAGATGACACGATCAGAGCTGCACGAGTCTTCTCTGCTGAAGCCTTGTCTACTTTGTTCTCCGCCTCCCAGACTGCCTCTTTTGCCTCCTCATACCGCTTGTCTGCGATTTCAATGCCCTCGTAGAAGGCAATGTTGAGTGGGTGGTCAGCTCCATGTGGCGCACTGCTCGTGCGCACGATAGTTGGCGGCTCCATGGTAATGATAGCATATGTTACTGTATTTTTAGAATTCGTTTTAGATAAAAAATGGTGTTGAAGAACACCTTTACTCAAGCCCTGCGAACCGCAACTTATTCCACGCGTCCAGGCGGACTCGTGTTTTCACGTGCTTGCGGCCGTACTTCCGGGCAGCGCTCTCGTAGGACTTCTCAGCCTTGCTAGTCTCGTCCTCCGGGATTGCAGCCTGGCCAGACTTGAAGTCCTCAAGTTGTCCTGCGTGCAGCCGCAAAAGCGTCTCTCGCTGGGCTGCGTGCTCCTTTTCCAGCTTCTCGAGCTGGAGCTTGAAGAGCAAGTCAAGTTGTGCGATGTGCTCGCGCAGAAGCGTCTCTCGCTGGGCTGCGTGCTCCTTTTCCAGGATCATGGCTTGATAGCCGTCGAGCTTGGTAACGTCAACAGTCCCCTCCTCGTCGAGAATCGCAAGAGCAAGGGGCATGGTAACAGATACTAACCAGAAATCTGTAATTTCAAAATACGTTTTGATAAAAAAGGGGACCCTACACCCTGTATGGTGTGAGTCCGAAAACTGTACTATTTTCCGCCCCCGCCAGCGGGACACTTGAGGGCCTCTGGCATGTCGCCTGGCTCATCAAAGTACCCTCGCATTGCTAGCTCCACCTCCAGTGCGTGCTGGTGGTGAAACCGCTTTCCGGGAGCGGAGACAGCATCGATTGCTGCCGTAACAATCTCCGCCTTGGGTGGCGGAGGCAAGGCTGCCAGCGCAGCCCCACACCCATCCATTGGGTGCCACATGTCATTTTGGACAGGCGGAGAGGAAGCCACCCCACTCCCATCCATTGGGCTTTGTGGGGTGGACACGATAGGAGGGCCGCGAGCAGGTGGAACTGGCTTGTACTCGGGAATCTTCTCCCTAGCCGCCAGCTTCTCCATCTTTTCCTGGAGTTTGACCACCAGCGTTCCCTTCTTTGCCCATGACCGATAGGTCCCAAGCAGCTGCTTCTCAATCTCCGTCAGCGGTGTGTTCTCGTCGTCAGACATTTCGTCTAGCGAAGAACACAGCAGTAATCTTTATTTTTATAGAAAAATAAAATACGTTTTGATAAAAAATTAGGGCATTATACCCTGTATAGAATTCACCACCTCTGCGGCTGAGGCCTTTGAGACATCCACGCATCTCTGTATGGCGTGGGCAGGCACATACCCATGGATGCCACGGGCTCGATGGGGGGACCCCTCATGTATTCCTCATACTCTCTCTTTGCTTCAATCTCCATCCAGCGGCACATAACCCCGTTGAGTGTTCTCAACTGGGCTGCCTCTTCTGCGGTCAGCTTGATCTGGTACGCCCACTGTTTTATGTTCAGGCGGTGGAAGGTGTTGTAGTCGTCAGGCTCCATCCCTTTTGGCACAGGCTCCTTGGCGGCTTTGAGTTTGCTGATTGCAGCCCACTGCCAAACCATCATTGGCTGTTTCTGTGCCTGCATCTCTTCTAGCTCTTTGAGCTTTTGCTCATCTTCGTCTGTGAGCATTGTGAGGTGCTGGTGGTTTTGATAATTGGAGTTTGTGAATTAAAAATACGTTTTGATAAAAAAGGGGACCCTACACCCTGTATGGTGTGAGTCCCGAAAAGTTTCGTGTTGTTCGGCTAAGCCGTTTCACTTTATCTCAATCTCAACCCCGGAAGTGTTCTTGCTGTTCAAGTTCCGGGGTTCAAAGTAGGTGGTGCATCCACCCTCCGCGTCAAATTCCATGCGCATGATGTGCGTGGCTTCTGGGCCAGTCTCCCAAGCGGGTGGTGGCGGTGGCGGCGGTGGCGGAAACCTGGATTCCTGCAGAGGAGCTATAATGTTAGCCCGTGCTTGCAAGGCTGCCAGTCTGGCAGCTGATGCTGGCTTTCCAGCCAGTGAGGTTCGTTCCAGCATCGCCAGCTCACCGCGTTCCGCGAAGGTCAAGGGCTTTGGGGTGGGTGCGGCCATGTTTGAAGCGTAAAAGCAACCAAACACAGCAGTAATCTTTATTTTTCTATAAAAATAAAATACGTTTTTACAACTTAAATCGTTTCTTAAAGTCAGCTACACTTGCTTTAAAAGACGGCTTGTTCCAAAGTACCCACCTACTTAAAGCTCCAGGAGTATCAGGCTTATTCCACGATTCTCCCATATGCCCGTGGCGCTTAAGATAACGAGCCCTTCTAGTCTTGTCCTTATGCTTTGTGTAATCTGACATTCCTGCTGCACCAAATGAAACAACCTTTTCCTTTCCCTTGTCAGTCTCAAATAAAGCATCCCACTTCTTCTCGGGGCGGTGAGAACGGCGTATAGTTTTCAGTCTCATTTATAAATGGAAGAGTGGAATGTTTTAGTCAGAACCATGGAAGAAGAACAAGAAAGACCAAAGCAATTTCAAGATATGGCTAAAACAGTATTCCATATTCTTTGCACACGCAAGATCAAAGACATGCGTAAATTTGAACAGCGCCTGGGCCCTGAATATGAAAAATTTGTAGAAGATGTTCAATTTCCAGAAGAACAAGTGAAAGAACTTCTAAAAGATGATAAGTTTTTTGAACTCACCCTCAAATTAAGAAAATTGTATAAGTAAAGTATAAAATGGCTAGAGGAGGTTTTCTTGTTGAAATGCTTGCATCTAAAAATGCCGCGACAGATGTTGGTTATCTGTGGAGATTCCTATATTACATGTATGTAGCTCTTCCTCTGCTTGTGCTGTATTTTGTTCTATACTCAGTTGCGCTTGCATATCTCCTGAACTATCTCAGAGCTCTGGTTGGCATATCTCCAACCACTGGCGTGACAACCATGACCTGGCAAGAATGGGCTCAGACCGTAGGATTTGGTATGCTCTTTTCTGTTGCTCTCTTCCATTTCCGTATCCTTCCTATCCTATTTGTTCCCGTGCACATTCTAACCAGCGTATAGGAAAACTATGTCTTTTCGACAGGAAAACGAATCTATCTAAAGACTATCGTATTATTATAAAGAATGGGTGACACTATTATTGGAGTTCAATTCGGTATCGCCAACCCTGATGACATCACGTCACGCAGTGTTGTTGAAGTAAAGACAGATAAGACATATCAAAGCACACTACCAGTTCCTGGCGGTGTATTTGATTCGCGCTTTGGCGTAACTGATCATGGCAAGATTTGCCCCACATGCAAGCAGACCAATTTGCTTTGCCCAGGGCATTTTGGTCATATCCGCCTGGCACGTCCAGTATATCTATATCAGTTCATTGATGTGGTTCAAAAGCTCCTAGTAGTTATCTGTCTAGGATGCTCAAATCCATACCTGCCCGATGAAGAGCTTGAACGTATTGGCACTCTTGCAAAGGGTGTTGAGCGCTTCGATCTTGTGCGTGAGGCAACCAAACACTATAAGACTCATTCCCTTAAGGAATCTCGTGCATGTATGCATTGTGGTGCTCGTACAATTGCCAAAGTATCAAAGATTGAGAACTCAGTCGCTGCACTCCAGGCAAACACATATGATGAGGAAGCAGAGCCAATTCCTCTTCAGCCAGAAATTGTTCTCCGCTGCTTTCAACGCATTACAGATGAGCATGTAACAATGATCGGATTTAATCCTAAGTTCAGCAGACCTGATTGGATGATCTGCACAGTCCTGGCTGTTCCTCCTCTGACCGTTCGGCCATCTGTTGTCATGGATGACAACCAACGCATGGAAGATGATCTTACACATGTGCTTATTGATATCATTCGTCAGAACAATATTCTTCGAACCAAAATTGATAAGGGTGAAAATGCAGACATGATTGATAAGATCACCGAACTTCTTCAGTTCTATGTTGCATCTTATGTAGACAATGACATCAAAGGCCTTCCTCCATCTGCTGACCGCTCTGGTCGCCCAAGAAAGACTCTCAAGTCTCGCCTGGGTGCCAAGACTGGCCGTGTGCGTGGAAATCTAATGGGCAAACGTGTTGACTTTTCAGCACGTTCTGTTATCACACCTGACCCCAACATTGATGTTGATGAACTTGGTGTTCCTGAAGAAATTGCAAGAAATCTGACCTTTCCTGAGATTGTAACATCCTACAATCGTGATCGCCTTATGGCTGCCATCAAGAATGGTCCTGACAAGTATCCTGGTGCAAAGAATGTATTCAAGAAAGATGAAGGAAAAGCATTCCGTCTTGGCTTCGTCAATCGTGACCTAGACATTCAGGAAGGTGATATTGTTCACCGCCACCTTGTAGATGGAGATGTTGTGCTGTTCAATCGCCAACCTTCCCTGCACAAGGCTTCAATGATGTGTCATCGTGTCCGTGTTCTTCCTTATTCCACTTTCCGTCTCAATGTATCTGCTACCAAGCCATACAATGCAGATTTTGACGGCGATGAGATGAACATGCACGTCCCCCAAAGCATTGCAGCAGCAACTGAACTACGCATTATTGCAACTCTTCTTCGCCAGATTGTATCACCTCGCACTTGCCAGCCTATTATCTCTGTTTTCCAGGATACTCTGACTGGCGCTTATCGCATCACACAACCCGATGTCACGATCCCTGAACACATTGCAATGAATATCCTGGCTCGTAGCCCGCGTGCTATCTCTGAGTTCAAGCGTATGGATCTTCCAATGGCTGGAACAGATGTTGTATCTCATGCCTTCCCTCTCATGAACTTCAATGGCAATGTTCAGATTGAGAACGGTAAGCTTGTGAAAGGCGTACTAAATGATGGTGCTTTAAAGAAGCCTTCTAAGGGCGTTGTTCATGCAATCTACAATGAGTTTGGCCCTGAACGTTGCGGAACATTCATCAACTCTCTCCAGAACATTGTCACCAAATACAATCTGCTTTCTGGATTCTCTACAGGTCCTTCCGATCTGATTGCATCTGTAGAAGCATATGCTGCAATTGACAAGGCAATTGTAGACAGCAAGCAAAAAATCTCCGATGTTCTTTCTTCTGTTCATGCTGGTCGGTTCCTAAACTTATCAGGCCGTGCAGACGGAGAAGAACTTGAGAACAACATCAGGTCTGCTATTGGTGAGATGAACAGCAAGGGTAATACAGTTGTTGTAGAGAACCTTTCTGATAAGAATCGCATGATTATCATGTCCGATAAGGGTGCAGGTTCCAAGGGAACAGCAGAGGTAAACATTACACAGATGGTTGCCTTTCTAGGTCAGCAGTATGTTGACGGCAAGCGCATTAAATATACCATGGACAATCGCACACTTCCTCACTTTGCAAAGTATGATGATGGCCTGGAATCTCGTGGATTTGTTGAAAACTCATTCATCTCAGGTATCAGACCCGCTGAGTTCTTCTTCCACGCCATGGGAGGACGTGAGGGTCTGATTGATACTGCTGTTAAGACATCAGACACTGGCTATATCCAGCGCCGCCTGGTAAAGCTCATGGAAGATATTCACGTTGAGCAAGATGGAACTGTCCGTGATATTAACGGCTCAATTGTTCAGTTTCTATACGGCGAGGATGGTATTGATGCAACTGGGATTGAAAAGCAGGACTGCGAACTTGGTATGATGACTATGGAGCAAGTGTATTCTAGATTTGCTGCTACAAAGGATGACTTCAAGGCAGTTTCTCCTGATACTGGTGACTCAGATGATATGGTTGACCAGATTCTAAATGATCGCACCATGTTTGTCAGCAAGGTTATTAGGCACATCAAGAAGACTGAGGTTCGAGCACCTGTTCACCTTCAGCGTCTTATTGAGAAATACAGAAATCCTTATCTGGTTAAAACTGACCTGACGCCAAATTACGTCGTAGATGAACTTGACAAGCTATGCAAGACGCATTACATGGCAGATAACTATCTGTTTCATTGTCTGCTTCGTTACAATTTGGCTCCCAAACAGTCAATCATTGTGCATCGCTTTACAGTTGCTCTATTTGATGAGATGATTCGAGACATTAAATACAAGTATAAGAAAGCGCTTGTTCACCCAGGAGAGATGGTTGGCCCTCTAGCTGCTCAGTCTATTGGCGAGCCTACGACTCAGCTTACTCTGAATACCTTCCACCAAGCTGGCACTGCAAAAGCAAATGCCACACAGGGTGTTCCTCGTATTCAAGAGCTGCTCAGCGTATCTCAAAATCCTAAGAATCCTTCAAACATCATCTATCTGATGCCCAATATGGCCGACCACCAAGGAGCCATCTCAAGCATGAAAGAGATTCAGAAGACAACTCTACGTGATATCACCAAGTCAGTCAGGATTTACTATGATCCCAATCCCCTATCATCTGATACTATCGTTCAGGAAGACCGTGAGATTCTTCTATCCTACGAAAAGTTCAGTGTAAGTCACGGACAAACTTGTGTATCTCCTTGGATTATTCGGCTTGAGCTGGATGCCAATCAGATGCTTTCACGCAATATCCTGGACATGACTAAGATTCGGACCAAGATTGAAAGCAATAAGGTTCTGCGTGTATTTGAGTGTGTTCATCCTGATACTAACACATCGGACAAGCTGATAATGCGTATTACGTTTGGTAATGATGTAGCAAAGAATGCTCTGTCTTTAAGGTTCATCGAAGACAAGCTTCTGGACACTACACTGACTGGAATTGATGGTATTGGCCGTGTATTTCCTCGTGAGAAGAAAGATGAAATCATCTATGATGAGCGTGTTGGTGGGTATGTTTCCAACCACCAGTGGGTTCTGGATTCGGAGGGAACTAATATGCTGGATCTCTTTGTATTCCCAAATGTTGACCCAACTCGAACATTCTCAAATGATATTCACGAGATTCTGAATGTGTTTGGAATTGAGGCAGCACGTATGGCCTTGTATGAGGAAATGATGGATGTGTTTGGTGCAGATTCAGTGAACTATCGTCATCCTTGTCTCCTGGTAGATGCCATGACTTACCATGGATATCTAATTGCAATTGACAGGTTTGGTATGAACAAGTTGGAGAATGGTGTTCTTGCTAAGTCTTCATTTGAGATGACATCAAAAATCCTATTTGATGCAGCAGTTGCAGGTGAATTTGATAGTATGCGTGGTGTCTCAGCAAACATTATGTTTGGTCAGAAACCACCGTGTGGAACAGGGTTTGTTGATATTCTAATTGATGAGTCCAGGTTGCCTGAAGGCCATGAAGAGCATGACTTGTATACTGCAGAACTTGCTCATGCAAATGCGTTAGTCAAGCAAGAAGAAAAGAAAGATGATGCAGATGGGCAGTGTAGAATGGATGATATTGTCATGAGCTGGTAATTATACAGAAACACCTCGTGGACTCCTAATTGTTAATGTCGGTGATGTACCGCGAGTCATCATATAGTATAATCCGTATGCAGTGAGTGCATAACCAGTATACGTTGTTACCATTTTTAGACTACGCGGCATAACATACATTCCAAGCAATATAAGGAATATACCAAAAACAAGATATGTCATTTTATTTTAACGAAGAAATTAATTGCTGTATGCGAGGCCGCCCATACCAGACATTACTCGTAGAACGTTGTAGTTAGTGGCATATACACGCACATCCCAATCGCCAGAATCATCTTCCTGTGGCCCAACGTTGTAATCACCAGACATGTTAATTACAATTGTTGCTGTGTCAATTCTGGAAAAGTTACAAGTTCCAGAGGGCTGGTGCTCTTCAGGACGGATAGCAAATGAGTAGGAATATGCACCTTTTCCTGGAGAAACCCCAGAATGGTGCTGAAATGCTTGAACAGCACTAAAATAGCTGCCATATCTCTTATCCAAACGGTCCTGGCCATTAATCTGAATCCACTGATCAAATACAGGGTCTACGCTATAATCGAACTGTTTTAAATTAGGCTGGCCATTTGCAATTGCTTTTCTGCAGTCAGTTTTAAAAGATTGTTGAACCACCCATAGAAGTTCTTTTACGGGATGATTAAAGGTTAGGTCAATACGGTTGCTTGCACCACGAATACCCTTATCCTCGTTATATTGAGTCTGTTCAATTAGATACTCGTGGCTGGCCTGTGCCATACGACGACGCTCTTCTGTGTCCAGGTAAATGTAGTCAATATACAAGGCAGCCTGTATTGCCGAAGGAACGTTTGTATTGTTAACGTTTCCTGTAATAAATTCCGGGTCATTCCAGTGCACGTTAATCTTTACTTCGTGATACTGAAGAGCAATAAGAGGAAGAGCAGCTCCAGGATTACGAGTAAAAAAGAAGGGAAGAGGAATATAGAAAACGTTCATCTTTGCCTTACGACCCTCACCCGTGCATATTTGCTGATGTCGTAGAGTAACTGGACCATCTGCCTGATCATCGCATAACATCGTTGTCAGACTGGCCCTAGGTCCATCAGGAAGTGATAATCTGCTCCATAAAAACATGTACTCACCGTACAGGCGATCAATAACTTGTCCACCAACATCAATCTCGGCATACCTGATTAAATGGAAACCTAGAGCTTGATTAGTGTTATTCCATGTAAATCCGGATTTAGGAAGACACACCTCGACATAGGTTGAGTATAGCAGATCAGCATGGCGACCTACAAGAGCGGTCTGCTTAGTGCCCCATGCAATCTGTCCACTAAAGTTAATGCGAAAAGGCTCCATGGCAAAGTTAGTGTGGCGCTTGAAAAGACCCTTCCAAAAGGTAATCTGAGGGTTCCCTGAAATATATGCATCCTGAGCTCCATAAGCAACGAGTTGAAGTAAACCGCCACCCATTTGTCTTTATATGTTAGTTATACTCATTTTTTCTAACGACGACGGCTGGAGCGACGACGACGAGTCTTACGACGACGCTTTCCTCCGGCAACATCGCTTGCACCCGTTTCTGTGCCAGTAGTACCTGTAGAAGCAGAACTTCCTTCTAGGGACACAGTCTCAAAGTCACCACTAGCATTTACTGCCTTTTCAGTGTGAGACTCCTCATCAGAATCACCACCACCCTTCTTGGCCTTGTGCCAGGTCTTCTTGGCAGCTAAGATAACCTGCTTGAGACCCATACCTTTCTTATAAGTGCCAGAAGCCTTCATTTTTTTCATAGTCTTCTTGATGTGAACTAACCACTTGTTTGCCATTTTATTGAATAACGCAGATAATTAGTTTAGATAACAATTGACTTTTCACCAGTGACAGGATTTGAATCATAAATAGGAGAATTGTGAGCCATAGGTTGGAATGATTGAGCAGGGTCGGGCAACACAGGTGTCTTTGCTTCAACAGGCTTGTATCGCAATACCTCGGGCTTCAATATAACACTACCTTGCTGAAACTGGCCAATGTACAGTTCCATCATGGAATCTAAAGACCCGTAATTCATTAAATTCCACTGGCACCCATAGGAGAATAGTATAGTTGGATTACTGTTCTTCAAATCTGGAACTGGGTCAGGAACAACCATACATATGTTTGTGCGATTCGAATTAATTAATTCATCATGATCGTAAGGTTGGGATGCTTGCATATAAGTTAATCTACGCAGATTAGATGTATCCCAAGATAAGTTTACAAGTTCTTCCATGTTAGTACCCTTAATTTTACCACCCGATACCACAATCAGTTTACCAGATACGGCATGGACGGGTTCCTGGGCTAAGTTTTTACGATTGTATGCATACTCAGGACCCAGCATAAACCTTTGACAGGTATCCTTTAATATCTGAGCAGAAGCATCCAAGACATTACGCTTATCAGTATGAAATACCAGGCTTAGAATGAATGGGTCGCTTGAAAGAACGCCTTCAAAAGCAGAGTTAGATACTGCTACACAACATTCTTCAAAATCTACCGAGTTATACGCATAATCATAACCTAACTTTTCATTCTTTAAGCCAACGACTGGCTTGTCATTATCTCCAGCATAAATATCTAATTCAATTAGACGAGCTCCAGCTTTAATTGCAAGTGGGATGATATCGCTTGAAATGTAATCATTAGTTTGTGAACCTGGGAATACAGAAAATCCAGAAGATGCAATATAGTAATCACATAAACGAGTATTATCTTGATTAGAAACTCCAAGTGGAGCTAATGCTGTTACTTTGCCGTATGTGCCAAATGTTGTATTTGCTAGGAGTTTTACAGTTGCTGGATTTCCTCTAACAGCAGTAAAAAGCCATATTACAAGCATTGTAATCAATCCTACGCCAATTACAAGGACTGTTAAATAACCACTATTTTCTTTGAAATATTGAATAGTTGCATCCATCTTATTATTTATTGAACTCTAAAAAGAAGCCTGCGAAATACATTGATGACATCGTCTGGGATTTTGTGATCCATTGGAATATCATTTAGGCAAGCATAGTGAAAATACAAGCAATATATCCCACACTCAGAGTCTTTGAACTGATGTCTGGTTGTATTATATGTTGTCAACATGGGCTTGTCGTGGACTCCAGTTGTTTCCCACTCTTCTTTCCAACGCTTCATTAAACGCTGAACTTCTTTTTCTGGTTTTTGAGAATATGAATCAAAATATGTGATACGTGGCTGTTCGAGTTCGGGGCTGATATCACAAAATAAGGCAATCCAATGCTCTCCAGGACCAGTATGAACATCAGTATTAAAGATAATTCCAATCTGTGTTTTTCCTTTGCGATAAAGACTCTTAATACTGATAGAACATAGAGCATCTACCAGACACTTACCCGTTGGCGATTTCAAATCAAAATCAATTGGAATACAACCAAGAAAAACATAATTTTTAAATAGTTTTTCGTATTCCTTTTCTGCTCGTTCAATTTCAATAGATGATAACCATTCAGTAGGATTTGTAATCCAGGCATCTGGTGCTTTAGGACGATTCATCATGTGTGAAATGATGCATTCTGCTCTGCCTGACTGGCATTTAGAATGAAATCTTTCTTGTAATTTTTCCCAGATTTCTTCAGGAGTTCCATCGGATATAGGAGCTTCGTGAGAGTGCTCAGAGTTATAGACTGTTCTTAAGTGTTTTATTTCCTCTGGACCAAACATTTGTATTTAAAACGGATTCTTAATTTACAAAAAAAGAGATGTCAGGACTGTAATGGTTCTATCAAGATGATTAAAAGGAATTACTTCAAGGTTCTTCTAGTATGGGCGTGGGAACCCTGCTAGAATGGAAAGCTGTAAGGAGAGTTGATAGATCGGTGGAATTGTTATGCCCAGTACATGTATGTCCGCAAAAACGGATTTTTTCTGTTGAGTCGTAGTTAAGGATAACAAAATGGCCGCACAACCCAATGCCGAGATCCTCCAGGGTCTGCGCGAGGAGATGCGGAACTATACGCAAGTCGACAATCGACTTCGCGAGCTCAACAAGCAGACCCATGCATTACGCGAACAGCGTACTCTAGTTGCGGATCGAATTACGACAATCATCCAGGACCCTGTATTTGCAACCGTTCAACGGCTGCAGACCGCAGATGGAAGCGCGGCATTCAGAGTGATCAGACCCGACGAAGGGTTTAAGCCATGGTCCCTGTCAAAGGGAATGTTGATGGAATACCTCAACCAGCACCTAGGTCCCGAGCGGGGCCCAGTGTGCTACAGGTACATACACGACACACACCAAGCCACGCTCAAGAACACCGAATACGGCATCCAGCGCGTTGACCGCGAGTAATATCATACGGAGACAATGTCTCCATTTTTTCTCCCTCTGGTCACGAAAACTGGGTCCCTTTCGGTCACGAAAACGGACTTTCTTGGAAACTTCATATAATGATCAAAGCAATGGAAGCAATATACAATCCATTCAACCCTCGAAATCGTATGTTTACCCAGAAGGATATACATGCGATTTTGCGTAAGCACGAGTGTTCATACACTGTAAAAAACATTCAAATCTTTCAGAACGCAATGGTTCACTCATCTTACGTCAAACGAACAGAATATACAACTCCTCAAGGAGATGTTGCTCAGCTAGCACCTCGTCCACAAGATTGCATTGAACTATTTCCAGAATCCTATGAACGTCTAGAACATCTTGGAGATTCAATCCTGGGCGCTGCTACAGCTACTTATCTTTCTATTCGATTTCCAGAACAACAAGAAGGATTTCTTACTAATCTGCGTAAAGAAATTGTCTGCAATAATATGCTTGGCGAACTAACTCGTAAAATTAAACTTAACGAATTTTACATCATTTCAAAGCACAATGAAGATGCTTGTAATGGTCGTTACAATGTGAAAAAACTTGGAGACATTTTGGAAGCATTTATTGGTGCATTGTGGACTGATTGCGGATATAACTTCCAGGTTGTATATCCATTTGTAGTATCACTTATTGAAACGTATATTGACATTCCAGGAATCTTGAGAAATGATACAAACTTCAAAGATCAATTACAGAAATATTGTCAAACAACATTTCATTATACCCCAACGTATGTTATGATATCATCAAATAATGGTTACTTGATGGCAGCAGTTGATGGGAAGGGTAAACACATTGGTTCAGGAACAGGAACAACTAAAAAGCAAGGAGAACAAATGGCTGCTCAAGATGCATTGACTAAACTGAAAAATGGAATTTAATTGTATAGAATTATAGTATTTATTGACATCATGGGCTGCACTTACAGCCTTGAAGACAGAATTACTGCCCAGCATCGCCGCATAGCTTGGCTGGAGTCTGGCCTTCCGCGAGGAACCATTGCCAATGCTGGCAGTTTGTTTGCAGCAGACTATGACCGCCTGATAGCAGCGCACAGAGAGCTCAGCCGACTCGAAAAGTTGCGTCCAGTTCCTTTGCCACACAGAGAGTTGAGCGACTAGCTTACTCTCCTTTTTTCTCAAAATGGAATGTTTAGTTATAGAATATTAGTTTGTAATGACTGCAATGAACTCCGACGAGCGCCTTGCAGCTGCACGCGCAGCAAAGTATGGCGTAACCTACAGCTCTCTTGAGCTATGGGCAAGCTCTCAGGACCTTTCAGGGCCAGACGAGGAGGTCAAGAAAATGATCTCCGCCCAGTTTGGCTTTGCTGACGACGAGAAAATCCACCCGTCCAGGGTCATCAAGCTGCCCGACCCAAGAGTTGAGGCAATGCTTCGGAGCCAGGGACACATTGTATACGCAGATATGCCCATGGAGAAGGCTGACGAACAAAAGGCTCTCAATGAGATTGACCTGCTCATCAAGGGCAGAACCTACGCACTAGCCACCAACGGCTATGTGCTGGGCAAATACAAGGGTCTAACCTTTCACAAGTGCCCACGGGGCACCAAGTGCGGCTGCCGCTGCATACTATGGTCCTTCGACCAGGGTGACCGCGGCGATGAGCTCTGGAGCATTGGAGTTTACCAGGTTGACTAAAGTTAACCGATATACGCGGCCTGACGGGCTGCAATTTTTAATTTAGATTTACAGTTGTAGTAGTTTTAGGAATCCTTCTAGATAGAAGTTCACGCTGAGTTCCACCAACTGACATATCGTCACCTTCAGGAATTCCTTCAATTGCACGCAATGCCTCTGCTACACGCTGAGGTTGGTCGGAAAATTGCAGCAATAGTTGAGTACGAATTAGTTCACGGCGAAGAGGAGGACGAGATGTGCGCATCGTGCGAGAAATTGTCCCAAGCCCATTTCCTTCAAGTGAAAAGTTGTCTACCTGGTTATTACGCATAAATCCTAGAATTGATTCAGAAAGACGAGCCTTCTGTTCTCTGATTGATTTTTGGCGGGCTTGAAGTTGGCGAGATTCATCATCCAGAGAAACCCAGGAACGGATTACAGCTTTGATCTCCTCTGTGTCCGCCATTTACCTTTGCTATGAGCGTGGCTTGAAAGTCGTTTACCTCCTGTTGGTTCTTCAAATGGGTTTGGAACAAGAGAATCAACAACAGCAGCCGCTGGCTCACCATAAAGATCACCAACACTAGTAATCAACTTTTCACGTTTTGCAGCCGTTTTTTCTATAAGTCTTTCTCCAGACAAAGCTGCATTATACAGCGTTGTTCCCAAGAAAGGAACCAGTAAAAAAGAAATAAGGAATGCTTGACCAAAATGTTGACGAGAGATATCAAGCAACATAGAAAGAACAACAAATACAGATGCTAACATCCAACCTATAATTCCTCCTATAGGTCCTGATCCTGGAATTGGTAAAAATCCTATAATGTCTGGAGTCAAATTTTCTATACTAGTTGCAATTGTTGGTAACGTTGCTGATATTGAATCCAGGGCAATACTATATATCGGTCCAAACTTACCAGATTCAAGTGTTTTTAAAATAAATAGATACGGACTAATTGCTTCAATGCCATCTTGTATAAAACTTGGCTGCCATTCATACATGTAACGGACCCAACCACTTATAATATTTTCTGCTAGTTCACCACCACCTGTTTTAGCAGTTAATTTAAATAAATGTTCTGCTTCCGAACTTGAAAATAATGGAACACCACGTGATAAAACATTACTGCGCAGTTCGTTACTATCTTTAAAGTTATGACTATCTAGATATTCGCGTAAGTCAACAAATCTGGAAACGGTGTGCGCAAAATTAGAATCACCAGAAGATTTTTTTAAATATTTATAAATTTCTACTTCACGGTGATTTAAGGGATTATCTTCTAAGGCCCACACCATTATTCACTTAGGTAGAAACAAAGAGATGGAGCAAACCGAAGAAATACATTGGAACCAACAGCTTGAAGAAATCTTATCAAAAGAAGGAGAGCGTGCACTTTGCTATTCCTGGCTACATAGCAAGTCCCAGTCAATGGTATCTAAATATGATACTAATATTGCGTTACCAGTTATTGTTCTTTCAACATTAGCAGGGACTGGTTCTATTGCTTCTCAATCATTATTCGGTCAATCTCAGGTAGCAAGTGTTGTGATTGGCGTGGTTAGCCTTACCGTTGGTATCATGAACACAGTATCAAATTATTTTGGTTTTGCAAAGAGATCAGAAGCTCACAAGATTTCTGCTATAACGTATGCAAAAATACACAAATTTATTGTGATTGAGCTAAGCTTACCTCGTAAAGAAAGAATGAAAGCAAAAGACATGCTAAAAATTATTCGTGAACAATTAGAGCGTTTAGCTGAAACAAGCCCTCAGATTCCTGAGCCTATTATAGCAATGTTTAATGACAAGTTCCATGATCAAACAAATGTTTCTAAGCCTGAAATTACTAATGGCTTAGATCCTATTCATGTTTTTATTGAGAATTCTGAATCATTCACACCTGATGGAAAGCCCAGAATTGAAGTAAAGCTAACTAATCCTATAACTACAGAGGTAAATATACCTGTTAGGCCAGTTACAGCCCCTTCTGCAATAACCACATCATCATCTAGAACTTCCATTCCCGATCGCACTCCAGGCAGGTGACGAAGGTTGTCATGGGCTCATCAGCGGATCGCGTCTGCATTTGATAGTAATCACACTTCGACTTCTTTTTACAGCGCGAGCAATACAGATAGATTGCTGCACTAACATTCTTAGAATACAGTCGAATCTCTGCTTCAACAATCTTATCAAGTGCCGCTTTCCAACGTGAGGGGCATAGTTCCTCAGCAGGCATATCCACAAATGCCTTGGGGTCTACTTCCCGCGACAGTAACTTTTTTGCCCAGTTCTCTGTATTTGTCACAGTGCCGTTTGTGCGCAAATTTTCATATAGAGAAATGGCCTTGCTTCTATACGTATTCCAGAATACCTTGTTTGCCCAATCAACATCAATCCCATTCAGCTTGCAATAGTTTACAATACTGTAAAGTAGCTGAGCTTCCAGTTCACTTGCTATCTCAGATGATGTAACTTCCGTAAAGTTTTGAACAACCTTATCTCGGATTGCACACTCTACGAAAACATTTTTAGTCTTAATTGTTTTTACAGTTACCTGGGGAGCAACACGAGGAGCTTCATCTGGTTCCTCATACTCTTCTTCTTCTTCCTCCTCTTCACCAGCCTCTTCCTCTTCATCTGACATATTGAAAGACCACTCGTGATATAGTGTTTCGTATTCCTCTACTCCGAGATTTACGTATGATGTTACTGGCTTTTCATAATCATCTGAATCAGACATTGTAGCAAGGATTACGATTACACCAGAATAAGACTCTTCGTCCAGAGGTGATGGCAGCATGTGCTGATTTGAATCCTCTTCATCGTCTGCAATTTTAGCAAATATAGACAGCCAACGATCTTCTTTCAGAGGGTCCTGGATCTTTCCTTGGAACTGAATCCCAAGTTGCTTATATTTCTTTCTCATCCATTCCAGCACGTCAGTTGTCTTTGCTGGAATAGTTACCTCACTTAGTGTTCCATTAGATGCTACAATTGTTGCTTGAACCATCTCTTACAATTTATATACAACTATACAGTAAGTTCCATTTTCAAAATGGATTCTATATTATACAACACAATATCACTAAAAATGGCTAAGTATATCCCTCCATCCAAGCTAAAGGCCCAAACAGCCGACCAAAAGCTGGAAGCAGCTATGGCGGTTGTCCATGAAAGAAATGATAAAAACTTTCCTCTACTTGGGGGCAATGTAGCTGTCCCAAAGGCAGCAATGAATTATGCTGCAAAAGCTCTAGAGTGGGAGCAAAAGCGCCTTGAAGTCGAGCGAAATAAGGAAATCGATGCTAAGGTAGCAGAAATCCTTGAAGAGAAAAGGAAGGCAGAAGAGATTGAATATGCAGTATTTACTCGTAAACGTCCTCAACCTGCTGCTCCCGCTCCTGCTCCTCCCCCGCCAGAACCTGAAAAGGTTGTAGATGAATGGGTCAGAGTTGAAAAGAAGGTGCGCAAGCCTAAGAAAGAGAAGGTATACGAAGAAGAAGAAGTCAATAACTATGATGATCTTGCAGAGGATCAGGAATCACTTTGGGAGTGATGCAGGCTTAGGAATCTTTGAAGCCAGCGAATTTAAACCTTTTTCAGCTCTTTCTTTAACTTTTGCCTCAACATTAGCTTCTGCATTTTTAACTATATCAGTGGCCACATTCTCTACTTTACTAATCAGCCCAGGTACTATTCCAAAAGCTGTAGTTATTAGCCCAAATGTGCTATTATACAACCAAGTAAACACTCCTCCTATATACGACCATAACCATCCAAAAAACCCAAGAACATAATTGTAAAGCCACCACAGTGTCCCGCGTGTCCATATCGCTGCAGGCTTCATTGATTCTCCAGTTAATGGGGTCTGCTCGCTGCCTCTCCAGCCATATATAATTCCTGCTATAACTCCTACCACTGCTACAATAGCAAGTACTAATCCGATATTACCATTTTCTTTTGTATAATCATTCACTGATTTAGAAACCGATCCCATATATGTTGTTGGATTTTTTGCTTCTTCTTCGGCATCTGCTTTAGATTGCTGAACATTCGCCTTCAAATCAACTGTCTTTGCTTCTAAGGGTTTTCCGACTCTCGTATTACCTGTAGGACGCAGACGCAGATAGAACTTGTTATCATGAGGCATAGGACCTCCTGGAATATTTGCAGTATCATTAAAAAATACCTCACGGTCGCCAATAGCTTGTATAGGTCTGGAACCAGCTTCTGCATTTCGAACAAGATATGCAAAATCTCCTTGGTCCATATTAATCATCTGCTTAAATACTACCCATTCGCATGGAGCACATGGAGGAACAAGAGTGGAGCCATTATACACAAAATACCCTCCTGGAGCAACCATTGAAGCAATAGACCAATCTTTCATCATAACCTTGGTTTCACCAGTAGTGACAGCATATGGGACAAACTGTTTAAAGAAGCTGTAAGAATCTGTCTGTTCGCTTGAAATTCTGAATAAAGAACTCATACACATCAGTTCACCAGTTGGTTTTCTAAAGATAGCAGTAACTTCACCATCTGCCTGAATTCCGTTAATTTTGTGATGGCTTGGGTGATTAATTGATAGTCCTTGACATACATAGGATTCTCCTCTAAATTTACAAGAACCGAGACCCGACGAGCTTTCTAGAATCATTCCTTCATTTGAGATAGAGACTGTGGCCTGTGTAACATTTCCAGTATCCATAACAAGATCGCATGATAAATTACAGGGTTTAGCATCTGATGTTAAGTCAATTGGACTTTGCTTAGCAGATGAACAAGCTGCTGGCCAATTGTTACTTGAGAATATACTCATTTATATCATTGTTAGGTTTTGTTACAAAAAGCATCTCGCATGAGATATAATAAACATGGATCCATGGGAAATTGCTTTTATTGTAGTTATTACACTTGTAGGACTATACATAGGAGGGTTTGGTCTATATAAGTATAAAGACTATTTACCACCTGGTCTTATTGAGGCTCCATTTGCATTAGTTACATTTCTTGGTAATTTGATGCCATTTGCTCTTATTGCGTATGGGTTTGCTGGTGATATTATCAACCAAGACGGTGTCAGATTATCAATCCCATCTTTTGCTGCAGTGGGAGCTATTTTTGTAGTAGGCATTGTATCAAAACTTATTGCTACAAATGGAGGAACGGACTTAAGTAATCAAGAAACTTCAGGTCTAGTTTGGTGCACAATCCCAGGACTTGAAGCTGTTGAATCGCCCTATTTCCCAACAGCAATAATGTCAACAATGGTTATTGCCTTTTACTACATGTGCTGGGCATGGACAACACCTAGTAAACTTTCTTGGCCTTTAGCTATGATGTTTGCTATTGTCTATACTGTTCAACTTTTGGCATTTATGAATGGAGAGTGTTCTGCCTCATATATACCGCCATTTGGTGGAATACTTGGAAGCATTCTTATTTCAACAGTTCTCGGTATCGTAATTGGTAGCATATCATGGGCAGCTACCGGTAAGGCTGCTAGTTTAAGTCCATTCAATATTCCACTCGGTTCTGCTTCTGGTGCATCTGGTTGTATGCCTGGAGAAAGTCGCGTAGCAAACGGTTGTAGAGAGGCATTCACCGAACACTTTTCAGATAAAAAGCTGAGATGTGATCCTGGTTATGCAGAAGTTCAAGGCGCTTGTGTAGAAGCTACAACAACTGGTGGCCATTCTCAGCAAGTTCAGGGTGGAGATGAAAATACATTTGTAGCAGAATTATATAAAAATGGTCGGCTTGTGACTGACTCTATTGCTGCGTAGCGTTGCGTAGGATACGATAATATCCCATGGCTGTTGTTCCACTATGCGACTCAACTCCCTTCAGTGAGTGTACCACAACAGTTGGAACTTGCTTAACACCATACTTCTGAGTAAATCCCTGAGGATCTTCCTTAATATTCACATCAATCCATTGAAGACTTGGGAATTCTTCCTTCAGGTCTTGAATGACTGGCTTTAGAACTTTGCAGGGAGCACATGTAGGTGATGAAAATACATATGCACTCATTCTTCTTTTACTATAGTAATTCCTTCTTTAATTAAACCTGTAGTTAAACGAACTACGCGAGTTTTACTTATTCTCTGTACTTCAGTAGAATATCCGTTTTTCGAAACTGTTTTCTGAAATGCACCAAATAGTCCAGTCTTTAATGCCTGGGGGTCAAGCAAATGTAGATGGGTCTTACACCATTCTATAATCTTTGCCTCCTCAACTGGCGGTCCCATTAGAGACAACGCCAAATCTGGAAATATTCCGTCAGTTCGATTAATCACCTTTACCTCTTTCGGAATCAATACAGATACTGCCATCTTGTCTACTATATCATTACCAATACTGAGCTCATCAGTATTTCCAGTATGAGCCTTGACATACGTGATTGTATATTCTTTAAACTTGGTCAACCGCAAAGATAGATGCTCAATTAAGTCACGGTGCTTGACATCACTTCCTTCTGCTGTTCTCCATTTATTCTTCATCCAACCAGGTAACCAAGTTGTCAGACAATTTTTAGAATACATAGAATCAGTATATATTTGAATAGCTGTCTCTGCAGGAGACCCGCACTTTTCAAATATAACATTTACAGAATCGTGAATTGCCTTTAGCTCTGCTCTCTGATTTGTTTGCATTTCTGATTCAGGCATCTTTGTAGCAAAAGACCAATCCTTATTATCCGGGAAATAGCCTGCATATCCTGCTTCTGCATTTGCTTTTCCATTAGAACGGCATGCACCATCGGTAAATACACGAATCATTCTTCCTTATAACATGGTTCATGTATAAAAATAGGCATTCGTTTTGTAATGCATCTGCTTAAAATTGCCTGCTGAAGTGTCGTCGGATCCTCTACATGAAACCATACCCGATTCTTAAATGATCTCTGCTCAAGTTGACGACGTAACATCTGCTGACAAGCAAATGTCAAGAACTCAGAATGCCAAATTAAGAGAATTCGTAATCTCGTAGACTGCTTTTTTGAAACACTTGAAATCCAAATATCAAACCAGGGAGCAAACGTCTCAACAGAAAATACAGATGCTGCATTAATTTCATCAAATTCACATTTATCAGAATATTGCTGCTTGTATTGTTCCCATGCATTTTTGGTCTCTCGGTCATTCAATGGTTCAAATAGAACGTAGTGTGGTGGTGGGAACTCCATTATCTTATTTGGCAGGTTCCTCTGTAGACCCCATTACGCGCTTAATAGGAATGCCAGCATCAACAATATAAAGGCTGTTCTCCGTCATTACAATGAAACAAGTATCACATTTAAAAACTGTCTGGATTGTAGACGTATATTCATCATTTGACTTTACAAGATACTTGGTAGTTCCCTGAACGCCAATGCAACACTTCTTCTCAACGCTGTCACGATAGTAATCAAAATAAATAGGCTTGTCCTCATCGATGCTGACCTGAGCTGCACGAAGTAGAACTGTGGCAGATGGTACAGACATTTATTGTGTTCGTATCTTTCTTTTCAACATACCTTAACGCATTTGGCTGCATCTTCAAGCTTGAAGCGAGAACGCATATTTAGACTTGGCAGGTCTGGGCGTGGCTTCTTCAGGATAGTATCAACGCTGCTTAGAATCAGACCACGCAGCTCAATTGCAGTTGGCTTTAGAAGCTTAGCAATCTCAAACAGGAAATCAGCAAACTGAGTAACGTTCTCCTCACTCTGCTCGCTCTTTGGCTGAACCAAAGTATCATTCAGATCCTGGATAACCTTTTGCATTGATTCCTGAAGAGCTTGACCACTCACCAGCTCACGACTATACAGGTGTGTCAGGAATCGTGCATATCCTCTGCGGACATCTTTCTGCTTTGCCCATGCAACAACCTTATCCTCAAAGTCAGGCTCATCAAGTTTAGGGAACGTAAGAGTTCCGCTCATGTCATAAAGTGTTCCAAACATCTGGACGTGAACTTCCAGGTCCTCAGAAACATCCGAAATCTCATTGTTCATTCGCTTTGCAAGATCAGCCATTACTCCTGCATATGCAGAGCCCTTAATAGCCTTATCAAATAGCAAAGTTGTAACACGAAGCCTGAATTGCTCATCGCGCGCTTTCATGATAGTAATTGCTTCAGCAGATAGTTTTTCCATAGTCTGTGCTGCTACCTTATTGAAGATGCCAAACATCTCATCGTATTGAGGGTCATCTGTCTCTCGCACCTTGCGCACATAGTCTGCAATAACCTTAGTACGCCAATTTCCATCTTCACGTTTGCGTGAAACATATTTCTGGGGACGAACAGGCCTTGATGGTCTGTATGTTGCTGGCACTAGCCGAAGCTTAGTAATGCTAGCCTGGATTGCTTCAGGCAGTGCAAGCTTAGGTCCAAAGCGGACTGAATAAATAAGTGCACTTGTAATCATTGTATTGCTTATTACATCACAACATGAAAACGAATTCGTTTTTGACCTGTGCACTTTGGGTAAATTATGAGCATCAGTTTTGAAGTAGAACAATCGCCAGAGTACGCTTGGTCATCATGGGCCAATGCAGGATATAAAAACATATCGGATGCCGTCGGAGAACTAGTTGATAACTCCATCCAGTCTGGCGCAACACAGTGCAGAATTGATGTAACAATAGAAGATGGCGTTCGTTATCTTACCGTTGAAGATGATGGAAAGTGGGACAAAATTTCCGAAGGCAATAAGTCCATGCTTACCAAGTGCTTCAGTCACGGAAAGCTCCCAGGTACACCAAAGACTGGGCTAAACGAACACAATGCAGGATTGAAACAGGTTCTTGCCTATACCGATCCAGATAATGCTAACTGGTTGATTCAGATCAAACAACCAGGTAAAATCTGGCAGCTGCAAGCTCCTTACTCAAAAAGTATGGAGATAACGCAGATAGACCCGGTATTATACGAGGGAGTCCTGAACTCTGGCAATTCAACCTTCATTCGCACTATTATTAGTGATCGCCAAATGAAGGATATGTACATTCGGGAACAACCAAAAAAAGGCCTTAATGAGGAAAAGTTAATCGGTCGCCTCGAAATCTATGTTCGTACACTATGGATGATGTATAAGAAATTTATTGATGGGTCATTCAAGATTATCTTCAACAAGAATCCCATATTTCCATACGATCTTAACACTATCGATGGCATTGAGAAATTAGGTGATCACAAGAAGACTGACCCGCTTCCATTGTCAGAAGGCTCTCATGATCATATGAATGTAGAAATCTGGCAGTATCGGATGACCAGAGGATACAAGAATAAGGATATGCATCCCTTCTTTCGATGTAATCAGTCAAATTCAGGTGTGTGTCTTTTCAAGCATGGACGACTTGTAAAGACGAGTATATTTGACGATATTTATAAAATTGCATGTGATTCACATATGACTGGCCATCTAGTCCTGGTAAACATTACGGGCGATTCTAAAAATCTACCAAAGACATACCAGACAAAGAACGATTTTAGTACATCAGATGAGAAACTCGCAGTTCTGTATGACTATATTCGCAAACAAACTCCCCCGAAACAGTTTCGTCCTGCCCAGGAAAATAAGAAAACTGAGTCTCAACTACTTGACGAGTTCCAGAAGCAAAAGCTACAACACAATGATGAACTAAAAGAAAATGAGCTCTACGATATTGAACGGGAGACATATCTAAAGCTAATGGTTAACGGTAATGCTGTAACAAGCAAGGATCGTATGGATATGATAGAATGGAACAAGGCAACCCGAACGGTAACAATTATAGAGGGAAAGCTTGACTCAATCACGCCAGAGAACCTTCGCCAATTGTATTTCTATTATCGCAATGTAAAACATTTCTGCCCTGCGTATGAAGAATATATCGTTAAAACAATGTTTATTACCCGAATAGACGCTAATATAGACGGGTACGATGAAGAGCTAATTATGCTTCAACATTCTGAACCAGAATTCAAACCTGTCATCAAGTTGTTCTCTGATTACGGAATCTATTGTAAAACGGATTAAAACGATACAAACATATATCAGGTATAACAAAATGGATTCCACAAAATTCCAGCAGACCTGGGTTTTGTGGTATCACGATCCCGATAACAGGGACTATTCCCTGTCTAGCTACATTATGATAGCTGAAATTTCAACCCCTGAACAATTCTGGAGCATCGTCGATAACATCCCCAAGGAAGCATGGGAGTGTGGCATGTTCTTCCTCATGAAGAAAGGATTCCCTCCCCTATGGGAGTGTGAAGAAAACAAGAATGGTGGTGCATGGTCAAAGAAGATTGATGCTTCGCAAGCACAAACAAGCTTCATTGATCTGATGGTTCATTGCTGCTCTGACGAACTTCTAGTAAAGAACCAGGAAACTCTAGTAGGCATCTCAATCTCTCCTAAGGGTCAATTTCACATCATCAAAATCTGGAACCTATCCACTAAGGTTTCCGATAAGTCTAACCTGAATCCTGGACTCACTTACTACAAGGTTACTGATGATGTCACGTATACTTCCCACACAGCAAGACCTAAGTAAGTATAAATGGATATTCTTGCCACATGTCTAAGTGGTGCTGTGGCTAAGATTTATGACGATCTTACAGAAAATAATATCATCACCGATGGATTCTTTAAAGAAAGCCTGCATACACTATCATGTTTTTTACTTGTATGCTCCGCTATGAATGATTTTACATATGGAGTTTTATTATATTCAGTAAATGTATTCGCTAACTTTGGAGATAAAGATGCCTTTTCAGAGGACAAGGAAAAATCGATACTATATTTATTTCCAGTAGTATTAATCTTATCGTTACCTTATATACGACAATTTACAATAATAGAACTTATTACAATTATAGTATCTTCTCCACTAGCTTTTATAGAAAGCTCCTCAGTAAAAGAAGATGTAAGTTTAAGAAAATTTATTATGAGAATGATCTTTATAGGAATTATTATTGGACTGATAGCATTAAACACATGGTTTGAGTTTTTTTCATCATCGATGATAAAACTTGTGTTCTTTTGTCTTTTTTATCTTGCAATGTCTTGCGTATTTCAAGCATATGAACTATTTTTTAAACATTTCCATATTGGTATAAAAATTGATGAAACTTTTTTTAAAGATATTATGCGGTACAAGGCATCAGGCAAAGCTTTATCTCACCCAGGTTGGCAACAACATAACGAATCATCAGAAACCAACCATTCTTCATATGAACCTCCAAGTTATTGCACAGGTTGGTACACTTGGTAAATAGAACCAGATGAGGCAAAGAAAACTGACCACTCACAATCTCCTCAGAAGACTTTTTGTGGATATTGAAATCAGCCTCTCCATCACCCATCACTGTTGTCCTGGAAGCAAAGTGTCCCTTGCAGTTAAAAGTCAGTGAAGACCCAACATTAGTAATCTCAACAGTCTTTGCTGACAGCAGTGTCATGTCGCGACAGATCTTCTGGAAGTCTAGAGAAGGCATAGTAATACGAGCACTAAACTCAGTATCAGGCAGCTGAAGGTCAGGTTCATCACGGTCAAGCAGGTTCAGCTTATATTTGTGGACTTGCTTCTTCTCTCCATTCTCCATCAGAATACCAAGAGAGTTCGGGTCATCCTTGTCAACGTAGAATGAGAGAGTGTCATCATTTGTTGCAGTGCGAACAATTCTGTAAAGGTGATCAGTGTTTACACCAATCACAAACTTAGGAGTGTTGTGATTATAAGAATACTTTTCAAACTTATCTGCATGAAGACGAAGATGCACAAGAACAGTGCGAGTATTATCCATGGCCACCATACGAATTCCATCGGCATCAAATAGCAAAGACATCTCTACCAGGATTGATCGAAGAGCCTCAATCAATGTTCTTACTGCTCCCGTTTGAACAGTTTTTGCTTCAACAGTATACATTTCTATTTCTTCTGGGGGTGCGTTTAAGTTAAAAATGTGTCTTTTCTGTTCTGGACGAAGTAGACGACAAGAAAAAATTGCCCGAAGGCGTATTCACCGAGTGAGCTTTAGCACCCAGGCAGCATGGTAAAGGCCATGCTGGTGATAGTGCTCTTTGTGCCCACCATACTGCTTTGCCATCTCCTCCTTTTTCCGCTCAACAGCCTCCCAAAAGGGCTTTCTTGCCTCGAGCCTTGCAGCGAATGCGACGGCTTTTGGTGAGTTCTTGAGGACCCTCTCGGTCTTCTCGCAGTGTGCAAATACCTTTGCATCGCAAGGGCTGCACGTCATGCAGGGGACAACAGTGTACCCGATCTCGTCGAGGACTGCCTGGTGTTTAGCCCACTCTGCCATGATTGTCGTTAAAAGCTCAAAATTTATATAAAAAATTTCCATTTTACAAAAAAATTGCCCGAAGGCTTATGGTCCCATTTTCATCCTTGCGTTGACGTTTTCAGCTGCGCGATCTCGGCAGATAATTCGGTGCGTCCCGAGCTCTTCGCTCAAGCGATCCATCTCTGCTTCAACTTCTCTCCAGTAGATAACTGCTCTTTCGAGTGCTCCTTCCCACTTTCGAGCTGGTAGTGATCCTGCCTGGACATCTGTCCAGTTTTTGCAGCGCGTCCACAGACGGTACTCACACGACATGCAGGGCTTATCTGTCATGCCGCACGGAACCTTGATGGTGGCCATGGTTGTTGAAAATCATTCTATAAAAAGAAGAAAGTTCGTTTTCATATAAAAATTGCCCGAAGGCGTATTAAGCGTTCCTCTCCTTCTCCGCTTCGCGGAGGTTGTATGAGGCTGCTTCCAAGATGCATTTCTCTTTGCGTGTGATCTCCTCGTAGTACTCTTTTACCTGTGGGTTTGTCTGTCTCTCGGATCTTCTCCACACAGCCCGGTAGATGAGGAGTGCCTCATCATACTCGGTTTGTAGCTTCTGTATCTTGGCTTCAAGCTGCTGCTTGATATAGTCTGCACAGAATGTAGCCCACCCGCTTTTTGCGATGATCTCCATTTTGCGCACTGTCCACCCGTAGGTTCCCCCACTGTGGTCTTTGTTGTTGTCAGCCGCACGGATCTCTTCCATAATGCGGCGGAGCTCGGGGTCTGATGGGTACATAAAGCCCCCATGACCTGGTTCAGCCTTCTTGAGGTTATCCCAGTTTTCAGTGACAGTCACTGCTGCGTGCATGCTTTCCAGCATGATGCGCGCGTTCTCGTCGTCTACGAAAGAGAAGTCTCCCTCTGCATAGGCCATGATGTTGGAGAATAAATATCTGAAAATCATCCTATCCGTTTTTATAAATGATACTCTGGACATCCTGGTTTTTAATAGAAGATGAAGAACATCGTAATGAAGTTCTACGAACAATTGAACTAAATTTGGAAAATCCATACATCGAGAAATTAAAGCTTCTTTGTGAGATTGATTTTTTATATGAGCATCCTAAACTGGAATGTATAAGAATTTTAGAGCGTCCAACATATCAGACATTTGTAGATATGTTTGACCTTAGTAAAATTAATACTATTGCAAATTCAGATATAGTATTTGATTACGAGTCTACTTTAAAAATAAATCAAATACAGCCTGGTAATGGTTATGTTATAACTAGGTATAATCTAGATACCGATTACCGCGAACCACTTACAAATTGGAAAGGAAGATACTGGCACGAAGTTTCCGGTCTTTCACAAGATGCATGGGTAATATATAATCCTCCTAAAAAGATTATTGCTGACTTTTATCCTGGTATACTCGGATGCGAAAATCGGTTTACATTATCCATGTATAAAGCTGGATTAAATCTATCTAATCTTGGCCCCTCTATTAAGACATTTCACGTTCATAAAACAGACAAGAGAAACTATTCGGCTTCATATCAAAATCAAAATTTTCCAGGAATGACCGTATCTAATTTTTATCCTGGTAGGCCACACTTATTCTTTACTTCTGACATATTTAGTGCTGATAGAAAAGACTGTTCTTGGCATCCATTTTAACCAGTTTTCTGACGCATAGTATGATGCTTTTTGGAAGAAACAATACGTCCATGCTTATTTTTGATTAAATCTGTTTTTGTTAACCCCCCAGGTGTCTTTTCTGCTGAACCATTAAACACTTGACGGCGTGAACCAACCTTGAGTGTTTTAGACGGCATTTACTTATATGACATAATAAAATGGAAGAGGAAATTCCAAAATCGCTTATAGCAGAAATTTCATATAATATTCCAATACGTAATGATTTAGCAGTATGTTTTGCATTTTTTAACTACACAGGTTCATCAAGACTAATTATGAACTATCTGTACGTGGTTGAAAAACTAAAGGTAGCAAAAATTCCTTTCTTTACAATTGAGCTTGTAATAGAAGGATACCAACCATGCATAAATGACGCTTTACATGTTTATGGAAAAAGCTTTCTGTTTCAAAAAGAAAATTTATGTCGTATACTTGAAACAAAAATTCCATCAAAGTTTACCAAACTTCTCTTTCTTGATGCAGATATAATCTTTGATAGTCCAGGATGGTATGACATGCTATCCAACCTTCTTGATACACACGAGGTGTGTCATTGCTTTGAAACTGTTCAAACTTTAGATATTTCTTATAAGAAAATAATAACAACGGTAAAAAGTCTTGTCAAAGTAAACGGCAAAACTGATATTATGGGATATTCACGGTATCATTGTGGTTATGGTTGGGCATTCCAACGTAAGTGGTATAATAAATTTGGATTTCTTGATGTAGCAATCTTGGGGTCTGGAGATGCATTTTTTGCATATGCAATTTTTGGAATAAAATTCGAAGGCCATGCAATTGCTAAGTCAAAAATATATAATAATGCTATTTCTAATTGGTTAGATGATACACGACTACCAACTGTTACATTTCTACCTGTTAATGCATATCATATGTTCCATGGAAGTGCAAACTCCAGGCAGTATGTTAAAAGACATTTATTGCTCGATAAGTATTCAAACATTGAAGATGCAATTGTAAAAAATAAGTATAATGTTTATGAATTGACAGATGCTTCTTATAATGAGATGTTATATGAATATTTTTCTAATCGTATGGATGATTCCGTAGAATAAGGTATTAACTTATATTAATGGATATACTTAATCGTGTAACTAGAAACGAAAAAGTGTTACCAGACCTTGATGCAGAACCTATTATAGAAACTGTTAAGGTAACGCCTCAACTCTTTAAACTAAGTTTACCTAAAATACAACAGGATTTGAGTGTACTTCAGCATACACCAATGGTGCCAGAAGTTAATGTAGAACCCGTCGAGATTCCGGTTAAAGTTATTACCTCACAATTTCCAAAAATGCACTATGATTTGAGTTTACAAGCAAAACAAGAACCTCCTGCACAAATACCTGAACGTAAACCCTTTGCCTTGCAATTACCAAAATTTCATCGTGATATGGCTATACAAGAAAAACAAGAACCTGCTGCACAAAAACCTGAACGTAAATCCTTTACCTTGCAATTACCAAAATTGCAATATGATATGTTATTACCACCAGATCCAAAAGAGTTAAGACGGCCTGAACCCCAGAAAACTTTAACTCTGAACATACCAACATTTGAGCATGAATTAGGTGTAAAACCAGATCCAGTGATAGTTCCTAAAAAAAGAGAAGAGTATGACATGGGCATACGAGGAAGGCCAAAGTTTCCAGAAGAAAGACCTTTTCCGATGAGTAGATTGGCTATTCCTATATTTGCTAAGATGGAACCAAGAACAGAACACATACAAAAAAATGATGGGATTGTTCTAATTCCAAATGTTATTCCAACTATTACTTTTGAAGATAAGCCTATAGCAAATATTGCAAGGTTATCCTATAATAGACCACAATGTTCTGACCTGGCAGTTTTACTCGTATTTTTTGACTATATTGGTTCTGCTAGAATTTTGATAAATTACTTATTTATGGTTGAAAAACTCAAATTAGCAAATATACCTGTATTCACTTTAGAATTAGTAATACATGGTAAAAAACCCAAAATTCATGATGCAATACATGTTTACGGATCAAGTTATTTATTTCAAAAAGAACATCTTCTTCGTTTACTTGAAAAATCAATTCCAGCCCAATTTACTAAATTAGCATGCCTGGATGCAGATGTTATCTTTGAAAATCCCACTTGGTATGATGACTTATCCATAATGCTGGACACAAATCACGTTGTGCAATGCTTTGATGTTTCATATTGGTTAGATTTAAGTTATACAAATGCACAAAAAATAGCTGCTTCTTGCTTGGCGGCAGATAGATTGAAACGTTTTTGGGATGGTCAATCCCAACCAGTTCATCCAGGATTTGGTTGGGCATTTAGAAGAAAACACTACAGAGAATCGGGATACTTTGATAAAGCAATTATTGGATCAGGCGATACTCTTTTTGCATACGGTCTTTTAGACTATCCTATTAAATTAGAAGATAAAGAAACCTTCATATATAGGCAATCATATGAGAAGTGGATATCAGAGAAAAAACAAATAAATTTTTCTTACTTAAAGGGAAGATTATACCATCTGTACCATGGACCAATACCAAATAGACAATATGTTTCAAGATATCATCCATTTAGGGGTGTTTCAAATATTGAAGATGCAGTTGCTATAAATAATTACGGAGTATATGAACTAATATATTCAAAGTTTAACATTGCAATGCTAGAATTTTTTAAGACACGTAATGATGATGGATTAGATTAATTAAAAACCAAAATTTAAGATCGGTTGATCACAAATTTTGGGTTTCCCCGTATATTTCTTGTCTGTTTAGTTGCTGTATGCCAGACCACCCATACCAGACATCACACGCAGCACGTTGTAGTTCAGTGCATACACGCGTACCTGGGCGGTACGGAAACCAACCACGGTGTTCAGAGACACAGTTAGCTGCAGAGTTGCCTTGTCAATACGAGAGAAGTTGCAAGTGCCAGAAGGCTGGTGCTCCTCAGGGCGGATAGCAAAGCTGTAGCAGTTGATACCCGTAGAAGGCGTGCGGCAGTGGTGCTGGTAGGGCTGCACGCGGTCGAAGTAAGAACCCTCACGCTCCGTGAAGCGGTCCTGACCGTTCAGCTGCAGCTTGGCAACCTCCACGGGGTTCTTGCCCTCGCAACGCACACCAGAATCCAGAATCACCTTGGCAAGCAGGTAGTTCACACCGTTATCGAAGTCCAGTTTCTGACCACTATCACCACTTGCAGATACCTGACCAGGAGTGGCACTAGTACCCATTTGCTGGTTAGTAGTGTTGGTACCACCAAGAGCCACAGTTTGCTGAGCCTGTGTGGCAGAAGAACCCTGAGTTAGCAGAGACATAATGATACCCTCCGTAGAGAAGTCATCAGAATAGTTAAAAGGCTGCTGGCCACCCACAGAGCTCAGCCAGTAGGCATAAGAGCAGTCTACGAAAGAATCACGCTGCACCACCCACTGGAGCTCCTTCACGGGGTGGTTAAAGTTCAGCTGAATCTTGTTGGAAGAAGAAGTGATAGACTCGGCACCAGTAAACTGCGTCTGCTCAATCAGATACTCATGGCTCTGCTGGGCAAAACGACGACGCTCCTCAGTGTCTAGGTATACGTAGTCAACATACAGAGATGCAGCAGCCAGAGACAGGGCATCAGGGCGGGCAGGAACACCATTGGAGCTCTCACCATACGTGCAGTTCTCCCAGGTCTCGAAGTCCACATTCACACGCACCTCGTGGTACTGAAGAGCAATCAGAGGGATTGCCACACCAGGATTGCGGCAGAACCAGAACTGAAGAGGCACATACAGGGTCTTGGCAGGGCAGCCTGAGCGAGGAATACAAGATAGAGTAGTCTCGTTAGAAGAGCAAGTGGCATCCAGAGGTGCACCGTTATCTCTCTTTAGGAGCACCAGGTCATGGGTGTTACCAACCATGGCATCAAGAGCAGCCGTACAACCAGCCTCCGTAGAGAGCTGAGTCCAGATCTGCATCCAGTCACCATACTGGCGGTCAATGCGCTGACCACCAATTTCCACCTCAACCTGCTTGATCAGACGGTGACCAATGTAGTTCACCCAGCGAAAAGCAGTGAGGTTACTACCACCTGTAGTTGCACTAGCGGTGTCAACCTGGGGCAGAACCAGCTGCACATACGTCTTATACATCAGATCGGCGTTACGATTAATCACTGCAGTCACACGCTTATTAAAGTCAGCCTGGCCGTTAAAGGTCACCTCAATGGACTCCATAGCGAAGTTGGTGTGACGCTTGTAAAGGATCTTCCAGAAGGTAATCTGGGGATTACCAGAAATATAGATATCCTGAGCGCCGTAGCTTACAAGTTGCATAAGACCACCACCCATGTTTGTTTATGATACATAGCAAGAAAAAAATATTCCAAGGATAAATGAACGTCTGGCTGTTCCCGACGGCGAATGCCATTTTGAACACTTTCCTTCGTTCTATAGTTCTGATTTTATTTATGGTTTTTGGTCTGAAAACAAGCATATATGTTGCTTATTGGGGAGCTATTATTCATGATACAATTTCATTAGTCATGATATATCCTCTAGTTGGTTGATCCAAATCCTCCTTCTCCACGATTATCAGGAGCCCTAGGAAGATCCCTCTCAAATTCAACAATAAATACATTGTCCCACGGCATAAAGTTACCCTGGCAAATTTGGAAAAGCCGGTCTCGTTGAGAAATAATGTAATTATCATTAGGGCGTTTAAGCAAATCTACCTTTGCTTTAACATTTCCACGATAACCCATATCAATCAATCCAATAGAATTTGCCATACGGAATGGAGTTGCAGAAATTGATGAACGAGGAATTAGAAGGCAAGGAATAGGCCTGTTATTATGTGTTGCAGCAACCTTGATATTTAGATTAAACGTGTAAACAAGTTCATTAGGATTAACATCTTCATATAGCATAGGAATATCAAATCCAGAATCAGTTTTACGATGATTGTTTACGACATCATAAAGCATGTTTCGGACATTATGATTCTCAGTGTAAATATATAGGTTACTCATTATTTGTTTAGAGTCGTGTTGTGTATAAATAACAATGAATATGTTTATGCTAGGGGCACCGTTAGTTTACGTGTTGTATATATCAGCACAGCCGATGCACCAGCAGCTATCTGAGCGCACAATAACTTCAGAGAATGTGTTGGAGTTACACGACCCAGCAGATACTGGGTCAGGATACCAAGAGGTGTAAATAAACCATCTGAGTGGCCATCAGCAATAAATAAAGCAGACATATATGCCAGGCCAACAATAACTGGACTGGCATGTGTGAACACCAAAGATGCTGCAATTAGTAATGTTCCTGTATACTCTAAAAGAAGACCACGCAGCATATTAATTAAAACCGGTAGATTATTTTGCTATTTGTTGTATGTTGAAATAATGATCATAATTTACGTTTCTTTTTTCAATATCTGAATAACCTTCTTTTTGAACCATTAATGCTGGCATAATACAATACCAATTATCCCTTGCTTGTAACTTTTTCCAATAAATATCCAATGCATAATGTCCAGGACTATTACTCTCAACTAGATTAGAGAGACCTTCTACCATATTATCCAGGTATGTCTGGTAATAACTTGAGTTAATTAAATATGCAGTTGTTGTTTGTCCGCTGTATAACTTGTAAGTCTCACGATTATAAGTTGTAAATGTTGTCCCAAATGTTATTATGTCGTATGGTTTACGTACCAGGGTCTCAAGCAAATAATAACCTTTCTCAAAGTTTGACCATATAGCATCATCTTCAACAATTAGGCAATTTTTCCATCCCCGCAGAATAGCAAGCTTTATCACACCAATATGGCTCATCGTGCACCCAATATAACCTTTCTCATGATGTGTAGCATTAAATCTGGAAATTTTTGAATTAGGAAAATACTTTGCCAATTCAGCCTCTATGCTCATCCTTCGGTCAGTCCGATTAGATAAATTAATATATACAACGTGATCAACAAACTCGAACATTAACTATTAAAGATACCATTGATTTAAACCTTTTAAGAGTTCAATTTTAGGTTCTTTACCAGCCACATGATTTGCATGAAAG